ACGCCATATGTGGTTCCCCCCTTATATGCTTACACGTAAGCGTGTGTCAAGCGCTTTTTAGGCGGGACTTCAACTCGTAGCCCATGAGCGGCCAAATTTTCTGGAGCGCGTTCTCGCGGGCGATCTTTCGGCCGATCTGGACGTCGAAGTTCTCCGGGCTGGCGCAGGCAGATTCGCCGGTCACGGTGAAGCCGTTCTTGAGGATCAGCACGCAGAACGTCAGGCAGTCGAGCGACTGCCTCGGCTGCTCGAAGCTGCCCGCTGCAATGGTCGGCGCGTAATCGCCCCACACGGCGGCGCCCAGCGTGCCCTCTGCCGCGGTGAAATAGTGCTCGCTGGCGATGTTCCCCTCGATGTCGTTCGGGGTCAGGCGTGGTGCATTCAGGCCCTTGCGCTGGATTTCCTGCTCGATCGGTTCGTTCATGTCGTGCTCCTCTGTGGTTAACGCGCCCAGCCTCGCGGGGCTGCGTGGACTTGGACTGCCTGGCGCCGCATCTCGCCGCCGAAGATCGTGCCGCCGTCGGCGTGCAGGCAGAAATACTGGAACGCGTCCGCGATGTCGCCCCACGGGTGGGCCTTGTCGGGCGTGTCGGACGCTTCACCCTTGCTGTTGATCTTGAATCGGTAGCGGTTGCGCAACGCCGCGATGAGGTCCGCGTTGCTCCCGTTCGGGCAGATGACCAGGCCGGGGCTACCATCGACGAAACGCGTCAGGAGGTTCTCGACGGCTGCCAAGCGCGGCGCCAGGAGGTTGGACCTGGCCGGGCGGGCGATAAGCCCCTCAGCGGCCAGCATGTCCTTCACAGTGCGTTCCTCGGAGTCTCTGGCCATCCCCGCCGGGTCGATGATGATGGCCGTGCTCATGCCGGCGTACTTGTTCGCCAGGAGAGGCTTGAGTTTTTCGCGGATGAATCGCAACACGCCCATGTCGGTCGCGTAGACCGTGTCGTAGACGTAGGCGCGAGACTCGAACCCGAGCTGACCGATCACCGCCGCCGGGTTCAGGCCGGTGCAGTCGAAACCGATGATGATCGGGTTCGCAGACACGCGGTTCGGCTGCATGGAATTCTTTGCCACATGAACCGAGGGATTGAAGCACCGAAACACCGGCTTGCCAGACAAGGACTCGCCGAACTTTCCGTGGATGTAGACGTTGATCCATGCCTCGCTCTTGCCCTTGGCCAAGTTCTCGTAGTAGCCGTCCGGCAGGTAGTGCAGCCAGTCAGCCTCGGCGGACAGCCCGCTCGGCTGGAACGTGACAGACATGTTCTCCGGCGGGTCGGTGAGCAGCTCCTCCCAAAACGTCCCTTCGTCCGGCGGGTTGGTCGACCCCCAAACCTTGTAGATCGCGTTGCCCTCGTCGTCCACGCAGCCGACGCCGTTCATGCTCTTGTCGGGGTATCGACCCAGGCGGCCGGTCAGTGCGTTGTAGATGTCCGGGTTGATCTCGCGGAACTCGTCCATGAAGCCGAAGGTGAGCTGCAGGGACAGCAGGCGCCGGACGTCGTTGGCCTCATCGAGACCGCGGAACAGCACCTCGCACTCGATGTCGCTGATGCGGAGGATGAAGCGCCCTTCGGTCTTGATGTACGCGCCGGCCACGCCGTCCGGGAACCACTTGAGGAAGTCCGGGATCGTCGTGTCTCGGAGCTGCTCGCGGGTGTTACGGACGACGACGCAGCGCGACCGGCGGATGCCGTCCTTGCACGGTGCTACGCGTGACGCCTCGTACGCGATTTTCATGATGCTGCCCGACGTCTTGGTCGAGCCGACCGGGCCTACGATGAAGTTCGCGAACTTGTCCGCCAGCAGGAAGGGCTCCACGCTGGGCGGCGGCGTGAATGTGATCGTGTTCTCACTCATCGTCGAAGTCCAGCGGTGTGGCGTCGACCGTCACCGGCATGCGCGCCTCGGCGGCGTCCCGTTGCGGGAGCGAGAATTCGAGCTTGGTCGTCTGCGTCAGGTCCGCCTGGGGCGCTGCCTCCAGGGAGAGGGTCTGCTTGCCCAGGACGATGTTGAGCTGGAAGCCTGAGCCGGTCGGCGACGGGGTATTCCGCTGCGCCATGCCGGAGGCTTTGTAGATGAAGTCAGCGGCGGTCGAGAACTTACCCGCAGGGCAGTCGGGGTCGCGCAGGACGTCGAACATGTGCTCGACGACGAGCGGAAGCCGGGCAGCCGCACCACGGCGGGCCAGGTCCATCCCTGCAATCGCGTCTTCTTCCGTCGGCTCCACTGCTTACCCGTAAGCACGTTAATGCCCAAGGAGTACAGCAGGGGGAAATTTACGTCAAGCGACTCGGTGGCCGTGAAGCGTGAAGTACGCGTCGGACATCTTCTCGATGAGGCCGATTGCCTTCCATTCCGCCGGGGTCGGGGCCTGGCTGCTGTCGTGATCCAGGAGCAGTGCAACAGCGGATCGCAACATCGGGTCATCCGTTTGGGCTACGAGTCGCACGCCGGTCAGCAGGAGCTTGTGGTCGACGGGGTGCATGTATGCATTTTATACACAAAGCGGATTTTGGGCTTGGGGTGTATGGAACACGTGAAGGGGGTGGGGGTCGCATCACCTCATGGTCCCACCCCCCCCTACCCTCCCCCCGGCCAGGCCGTTTCATCCGTTCCGCCGCGCCGCGCATTTACTCCGCCCCATAGGTGTAGGACGCGAAGCCGAGAAAACGCGGGAAGCTCGGCGGCATGTGAAGGCATGCCTAGGATGGGGCACCGGGCCGAAACAACGGTGTCCGTTATGAGACGGTTTAACCGCCGATTCATAGGGCGTAATGCTTACCGCTTGCACGAGCGCATCAGGGCCGAAAGGTTTTGAGGGGCAAGGCACGACGGGACTATCAGGAGATAGGCAAGCGCGCTTTAGGGAGTACCGCCGCGGCCGCCGCGCACGGGCTCACGACAGACAGGATACATGCGCGCCGCACGTTACAGGCGCGCCCCGGATCGGGCAAATCCGGGCGTATCTGAAAGCGTCCTACCTAGGGCGCTTTTTCATGCGACTAAACCCTGTCTGGAGACTCAAAATGGCTAAATCCGCTATCTCGCAACTCATGTCCGATATCAAGCGCTTGGGTGCCCGCACGTCCAAATGGCGCGACGATGTGCAGGTGATCCTCGTGCGTTGCGCTGGCTTCGCCTTCGAAGGCAATGCTGATCCGTTCAATCATCTGCTGGAGCAAATGACCGGCGCCGACCTGGCCGCGATCGTCAAATGGGCGGAAACCAATACGCCGGTTATGTTCCGCAAATCCGAATCGGACGGCGTCAAGCGCTTTGGCATCAACAAATCGTTCGAAGGCGTGTATGACGCGACCGAACTGCTGGGCCTGCCGTGGTGGCAACACGCCAAGAAGCCGCAGCAAGTGTCGTCCGTGTATGACGTCGCCGAGGCTGTCCGCGAACTCATCAAGCGCGCCGAACGTGAAGTTGAGGCGGGCAAGAAAACCGTGCAACACGCCGACCTGATTCGTGACCTCAAGGCGCTGGCCGGTCGCGTGTCGGCCGCGGAAACGGAGTAAGCCATGATCGTCATGCACCTGCCGGGCGGCGCCACGATGTCGCTCACCCTGGCGCAGTACCTCGCCAGCTAACCCCGCGCCCCTCGCAAGAGGGGCCATACGAAAACGGCTCTGGAATCTACGGATTTTGGGGCCGTTTTCGTATGCGGAAAAAATGATACTAAATCGAAATGCGAAAGCAATCTGTGTATCGTTTTAGTTTCATTTCAGGTCTGGACCGGATTGAACCCCACGGGAACCATTGCGCCACAAGGTTTGGCGAGAATTCCTATACTAACGTCACGCATAATAGCCCAGTAAATCCGGGGGGCGGTCGAAAGTCACCACTTGAAGATCGTTGTGGCAGTAGGGGTTCCCAACAATTCCATATATCAAAGTACCAATAGCCCAGTAAAAAATAATAAATCCCCATGTAGAGTTTTGGGCGGCGATGTGGAATGAGCGCGAAACGGGGTACGGGGGATTGTATATGGCGTTATATTTTTTCTGGCGCTGGGCTATTTGAACAAAATCCCACAATCCGTTGTGCCACAAGGGCTCGCGTAATAGTCCGAATGCCCACCCCATTTTGGGCCAATTGTGAAAACTTCTGGGCTATTACAAAAAGTCCGCCCCGCTAGCCTGTGGTGTTGCATATGCTACACTCCGCGCGTCACGTGCTTACATGTAATCCGATGCCGAAAATCAAAGTCACCCGCCAGTTCCTTGGCTCCCTCATCCCGCCCGAAAACTTCCCGCGCCCCCGCGAACCTGTCTTGATCGCCGAGCGTGGTGCGTATCAATTGTTCGCGCATCGAACCGGGTATGGCGCGAAGAAAAGCTACTTCGTCAGCGTGGATGGATTGCGGACGATGTTTTGGCCCCAGGCGTTCAACATCATGCCGCGGGCTATTAAGCAGCGCGTGCCGCCGCTCAACTTTGACGCGCTCCCCCTCACTGTCCATATAAAGGCCCCCGAATGACGACCACTTCGCCCGACGACACCACTCATCCGCCCGTGCTGACGAAAGAAAAACGCGAAGCGCTCAAGCAAGCGTGTTGCAACATCCTCGCCAATGACGGGATCAACCCGCGCACCAAGCGGGGTCAGCAGCTCATCGCGATGTTCTGGCTGGGCGCTCTTAATATGCAGCACGCCCTGACCGCCAACATGGACCCCAGCGCGACGATGCTCGTGACCTGCGGCCGGGTCGAGGAACTGATCGCGAAGGAGCAGCCATGACCCCGCACGACAAGCGCCGCGCCCGTGTCGCCTACCCCGAGCCGGACCCGTTGGAGCGTAACGGCCCTAGACGTCTGCAGCAGGACACACGTGGCGAGTTCTTCGCGGACGTGGCTTTGGTCATCGGCACGGCGGCATTGATATGGGGCGCCCTGGAGGCGCTGCGCTATTTGTGCCGCGTGTGCTTTTCGTAACTCACGTGCTTACACGTACGCTCTTATGTGTATAATATGCTTACACGTTAGCGAGTATCTGACATGCCAATACACCCACCGCCCCCGCAGTTCATCCGTTCCGCCGCGTCGCTCCGGGGTAACGAGCTGGACCTCGCGATCATCGACGAAATTCGGGACTACCGCATGCAGCAGTACCGCGAGGCAGTCACGCGGGATGCGCAGTTTCGTGTTCAGTATCTGCTCGCCGGCGATATGGGCGCGGACCAGGAGGTGCAGACATGCATGACTTCTCCTGTCCCCCCGAGGCTGATGACAGCGACCGACCGCGCCATGCAAGGCGACGACCTGTATCCGTGGCGGCAACAGCCAGCGCGGATCGTCCGGCCGGCACCCCCGGACCCGCCCCCAGGGAACGACCCCGACCCGATGAGCGCGTCCAACCTGCTTCGCATGTGGCGCGAACGACTCCGCGACCCACTGCGCGGCGGTACTTCGCCTGGTATCGAGCCGCACTCGAATGCATCACCGAAAAACGACCCTTCTGCTGGAGCTACGACCATGACATCTAATCTTCTGGGTGCGCTGGAAACCGTCTACAAGCCGGACCTCATTTCCATCACCGACGCGGTGCGGGCCGATCCGGTGTCCCTGGAGCAGTACGAGCGCCATAACGCGTACTGGACCAAGGTCTATCAGGATCAGAAACGCTCCGCGCTGCGCGCCGCCATTAAGAAGAACATGCGACTGGGCAACCTGCCGTCGTCCAAACGCAGCGCCTTGTATGAGCACAACCATCGCAGGGACGCGCTCCAGCACATTCAGATGCACCACTCACACGGCCGCCGGGTAGCCAAGGCGATCACGGTGGCCAAGAAAGACATCGTCGCCGCGCTGGAGCTGCTGGGGGATGACCCGGTCTTCGGGCATTTGGTGCGCCCGGGGTACAGCGTGTTCGAGCAGGTTGTGCCCGAGCATGTGCGCGTGGCGCTCGACGCGTTCGGGGCGAAGGTCGCTTGCGGCGACTGGCGGAACTTCCCGCTCGCGATCGGCTGGGGCAAGGTCGAGACGTTCTTCCATGCGATGCACGTCAGCACCGAAGACCCCACGATGTTGGCCTATGCCCGCAGCATCGACGCGCTGCTCAATGGTAAGTTCACCAAGATCAAGCCCGGGCGATACCTGACCCGCTTCTATTCGGATGTGTATGACGAGAAGGCCATCAAGGATTTCGTCGAGACCTTCAACATCGAAGCGAAGAAGGAGGAGGCGTGCAACCAGCTCCAGTTCAAAGAGAACACCGATCCCGACGGATGGGAATGGGTGTATGAGCACGCCCACGGTTTCAGCTCGTGCATGATGTACAACCACCCATCGAGCCGCCACATCGACTCCGAGCTGCACGGCATTAACCACCCTGTACGTGCTTACGCGTATGCAGGTAACGGCCTCCGCTTGGCCTATATCGGCGACGAGGAGCGTGTGTATGCGCGGTCCATCGTGAATGAGGACAAAAAGACCTACGTCCGTGTCTATGGCGACGGCCGCCTCGCGCTCCTGCTGCGTAAATCGGGGTATCGCGAATGCCATGAAACCCTCGATGGCGTGAAGCTCGCGGCCCGGGTCTATAACGGCGACATGCTGATCGTGCCGTATCTGGACGGAGACACCGACGGAGTCGACTGGACCGAGGGCGATGACTACATGGTCGCCACCACGGGCTGCGCGGATTACACGTCGAGCGCCTCGGGGTACGTGGAGCTAGACACCCGTATCGCGGTATGCGAGGACTGCGACGGTGACATCTACTCCGAGGATGAAGTGAACTACGTCGGTGTATATGAAGACCGTTGCGTGTGCAACCACTGCCTGAGTATCGACTACACCCGCGCCAACGTCTACAACCGAAACTATGGGCAGGCGACGGCGTGGATACACGACGACAACGTCATCTACTGCGAGACGGATGGCGAGAGCTACCGCGAAGGCGACGAGCACCACTTCAACGTCCATATGTGTAGCGAGTCCGGCAAATACTACGACCTCGACGACCTGGTCGACACGAGCCGGGGGTTGATCCACCCCGACCTGGCGGTCCAACTCGACCGGCCCGACCTGGATGGCAACGACTACGCACATAAGAGCGACACCGTCACGGTGATCCATGAGGGCGAGGAGATCACCATCCACGAGGACTGCGAGGACGAGTACCCCGAGGACGAAGAAGTCGCCGACGAAAAGGAACGACTGCGCGAAATGCGTTTGTGTACTTCGACCGCAGCGCGGACCAACCACGAGTATCACCCCCACTATTTCGACAAGGACCAAGACCATGACCAAGCAACTATCGCTCGTGCCGCCCACGCTACCCTCGCCAACACCCAAGCCCGCGACGAGCGCTTCTGCCTTGCCGCCTGATCTCGTGGCGGAGAACGTGGATCGCCTCCTGTCGATCCTGACGATGCGGCGGGGGCACCACTCACTCGGCGAGGCGCAGTTCGTCGACAAGTACATCCGCCCGATGGACCCGACGGTGTATTACGCCAGCATCGACGACGCGACCGGCGAACTGGAGGACATGGCATACCGCGTCGATGTCGGCGACGGGAAAATCCTGTTCTCGTGTCACGTCGACACCGTGCACCGCAAAGACCCCGAGCGCGTGAAGCAGGAGGTGCTGTTCGACCCGGGCATGCTCGTGGCCTACAAGCAGGACGACGAATGCCTGGGCGCGGACGACGGCGTGGGTGTATGGATCATGCTCAACATGATCGAGGCCGGCGTGCCGGGCGTCTATATGTTCCACCGCGGCGAGGAGTGCGGCGGCATCGGCTCCAAGTTCGTGACGGACAACTTCCCCGACGACTTCAAGGGGCTGACCGCGGCCATTGCGTTCGACCGTAAAAGCGACTGCTCGGTCATCACGCACCAATCCCTCGGGCGCTGCTGCTCGGATGAGTTCGCCACGGCCCTGGCCAAGCTGCTGAACGACAACGGCTGCGGGAAGCTGGAGCCGGACGACGGCGGCGTGTACACCGACACGGCGGAATACACCGACCTGATCGGCGAGTGCACCAACGTGTCGTGCGGCTACATGAACGAGCACCGTGGCGCCGAAGACCTCGACGTTGAGTACGCCATCCGCTTGAAGAACGCATGCGTCGCCGCGTTCAAGACCGACCCGGGCCTACCGCAGACCCGCAAGCCGGGCGAAGTTGATCCCGCCGATTCGTGGGGTAACTGGAGCGGGTACGGCTCGTGGAGCCGCAGCTACACCCCCAAGAAGCCGCAAGCCAGCGCCGGCACCAGTGTCTACGAACTCGACGCCATGACCACGGCCGAACTCCGGGCGATGGTGTTGAAGATGAGCGCAGACGAGCTTGTCGAATTGATCCGCGATACCGCCATGACGGCGGTCACCGCGCTCGAAGAATTCGATTACTACCACAACTACCAGTAGGAGAAGCAATGCAACCCTTTGTCATTCAAGCAGCAACCCCCGATAGCACGCGTTGGTTCGTCACCCTGGCGACTGACGCGGACGAGGCCAAGGCGCAAGTCGAAGCCCGCATTGGAGTTGAGCCCACCCTGACCGTCGTCGACGGCGCGGAAACGCTCTACATGCAGTACAACGGCGTCGCAGAACTCGGCACCGTCTAACCTTTTCAACCACAAGGAGCAACACCATGAGCAAGACCACCATCAACATCAAGAACCTCAACGTCACCCTGCACATCGCCCTGGGCGCCCAGCCGCAGGCCGTCAGCCCGTTCGACGCCATCCTCCATGCGATCGTCACCGGCGCACGCACCACTCACGCGGACAAGCCGGCCGACAACGTGGTTACTGGTAACCAGACCGACACCGGCGCGGCCGAGGCCCCCGCTGCGAGCGACCTGCCGGTGTATCAGTGGCCGCAGGAAGGCGACGTGCTGCACAAGTTCGACGGCGTGAAGAACTTCCTTGACGAAGGCCAGGACGCCGACGTGATCGAAGTCACCGACGACTACTTCCGCGTCAAGGGCGTGTTCACCAGCAAGGGCGACAAGGGCACCCGCTCCGTCACCCTCAAGGTGAGCCGCGACGAAGTGGCCGATGGCTCGGTGAAGTACACCATCGACGCCTAAGCAACCGATAGGGCCGGGGCGAACCCCGGCCTTTAGGAGCACCACATGAACGAAAACATTTTCGCTTCGGCGAACACCGTCAACATGGCGGGGCAGGCGTATCCGCGCGGAGCGAAGTCAGGTAGCTCGTGGACGAAGTCCGACGACGCACTGCTGATCGAGTATTTCAAACAGGGTATGTCGCTGGTCAACATGGCGCGACATTGCGAACGCTCCGCGACCGCCGTCTTGTCCCGGCTAGCGCAGACGCACAAGCTGATCGACGTCGACCGCGCAGGCAACTTCACCGTAACCACGAAGGGTCAGGCCCTTCGCACGGAGGAAACAGAAATGAACGAAACGAGTATCCCCCAGGCCAAGAGCCCCAAAATCCCGGCGATGGAAGCGTACGACACTGGCGACGCACTGCGCCCGACCATCGAGACCGTGGTGCTGATCCACGGCCAACGCGCGGACAAGATGAGCGACGACCAGATTTTCTCGATGATCGCCAACCTCGAAGCCAAGGTCACGAGCTACGACGACATCAAGAACAAGCCCAAGAAGCTGGTCGCCAAGATCGACGCGATCAAGGCCGACATCGCCAAGCTGGTCGAGTACGTGGACAGCCGCGCGTAAGCCATGCGCCACCTCCTCCTCGTCTTGTTTCTGCTCGTCGCCGGCTACGTGTTTTACAGCATGGCCCCGACGAGCACGAGGAAGGCCGTGTTCGGGTTTATCGCCCTGCACGGCATCCGCTTCGGCGTGATCCTCGCCATCGCAGCGCTGGTCATCCTGACGGCGCTGCACCTCCCTGCAGCATCTATCTTTTAGGAGTTTGCTTTGAAGAAGTTTCTCATCACTGCAGCAATCGCAGTTGCCCTGACGGGCTGTTCGCAGATCGACACCGGCAACGTGGGCGTCGAGTCCACGATGGGCCAGGTCTCCGCTGAGACCATGCAGCCGGGCGTGTACTTCACCCTGTTCAAGCGTGTGACCGAGGTCTCCACTAAGGAACTGCCGATCCAACTGTCGGACCTGCGCCCGCAGACCGCGGACAAGATCACCCTGGCAGACCTGGACGTGGACATCTATGTGCAGATCGACCCCAGCAAGGCTGTCGCCATCATGACGCGATGGCCGGGCGATGTTTCATACGAGCCGACCGAAGATGGTGCGCGCATTGGATTCAACTATGTGACCCGCCAGGCGCGCGAGGCCATCTTCAACGCGGTCGACGATTTCAAGTCCGACGTGATCCACACCAAGCGCGTCGAGATCGCGGCCGAGGTCGCGAAGATTCTGCAGGCCAGTCTCGACACTGAGGCTGGCAAGGGCTGGTTCTTCGTCCGCACGGTCAACATCCGCAACCTCGTGACCGATCCGGCACTGGAGGCGAGCATCAAGGAGAACGCCAAGCGTGACTACCAGATCATGACGAAGCAGAAAGAAGTCGAACTCGCCAAGGCTGAGGCAGACCGCAAGCGCGTCGAGGCCCAGGGTAACGCGGACGCCATCCGCATCAGCGCGCAAGCGATCTCTGTCCAGGGCGGCGATGACTACGTCCGCTTGAAGGCCATCGAGAAGTGGGACGGCAAGCTACCTGTGACGCAAGCCGGCGGCGCCGTTCCGTTCATCAGCCTCAAGTGATGGGCCGCGCCAAGCTCGTGGGCGCCGCTACTAAACCGACACCCCGGCTTCGGCCGGGGTGTCTCAAGGACAGATCATGAAGATCATGAAGATCAAGACAGCAGACCTGATAGGCGCCCAGCTCGACTGGGCTGTGGCGAAGTGCGAAGGCACCCCGGTTGATATACACCCTGCGTTCCCTGGAATGCCGGCAGTGGTGGCCTTTTCTCGTGTAGCAGACGGCCAAGCCTTCCACACCGCCTTTTACCGGGCTTCAACAAACTGGGCGCTGGCCGGGCCGATTATTGAGCGGGAAGGAATTCTTTTCCGGGGCGTTTATGGTGACGATAAGGCTATCAACGCTTTCTTTTATCGCACCGGCACAGAAGGCGTCAATGCTACCGGCAAAACCCACCTAATCGCCGCCATGCGCTGCTACGTCGCTAGCAAGATGGGCGACGAAATCGAAATCCCGGAGGAATTGGCATGACTTTCAAGCAAGTAATCAACGAGCCGGGCGCGCGCCCGATCAAAATCTGGACGAATGACATCGAGGACGAGGCGCTGACGCAGGCCAAGAACCTGGCGCGCCTCCCGTTCATTGCAGGCAACGGGGTTGCGCTGATGCCCGACGTTCATGCTGGCAAGGGATCGACCATTGGCAGCGTCATAGCGACCGACAAGGCGATCATTCCGGCAGCGGTAGGCGTGGACATTGGCTGCGGCATGAACGCCGTGCGCCTGTCACTCAAGGCCAGCGACCTGCCTGACTCGCTGACCGCTATACGCCACCAGATCGAGCGTGATGTGCCGCTGGGCGCTGGTGGTCGCCATCAGCGCGAAGTAGATGTCGAGCGCAACCTGGAGCGCATGCCTGACTTTTCGGGCATTGCTGACGCTCTTGCTCCTGTCTTTGGGGTTGGGGCGGATAAGTCGTGGGAGCGGTTTCTGAGCAAGGCTGGCGGTCAGTTAGGTACGCTCGGCTCCGGCAACCACTTCATCGAGCTTTGCCTCGACGAGAACGACGATGTGTGGATCATGCTGCACTCGGGTTCGCGTGGCATCGGGAACATGATCGGCAGCTACTTCATCGAGAAGGCCAAGCGCCGCATGGAGCAGTATTTCATCCACCTGCCAGACGGCGACCTCGCGTATCTGCCGGAGGACACCGACGACTTCGACGACTACATGGCCGCCGTCGATTGGGCGCAGAACTACGCGCTGGAGAACCGCAAGGTCATGATGGAGGCGGTCATCGCCGCCCTGCGCCGCCACATCCCGGTCGAGTTCATCATCACACAAGAGGCGATCAACTGCCACCACAACTACGTCGAGCGTGAGAACCACTTCGGTCGGAACCTGTGGGTCACACGCAAGGGGGCCATACGTGCCCGTGAAGGCGACCTGGGCATCATCCCTGGGTCGATGGGGCAGCGCAGCTACATCGTACGCGGCAAGGGGAATCTCGAATCGTACTGCTCGTGCTCGCATGGCGCGGGGCGCAGCATGTCCCGGTCCGCGGCGCGCAAGAAGTTCACGCTGGCAGACCTGTCCGCACAAACCGCCGGCGTCGAGTGCCGGAAGGATGATGCGGTGCTGGATGAAATCCCCGGCGCATACAAGGACATCGACGTCGTCATGGACAACCAGCGTGACCTGATCGACGTGGTGCACGTCCTCAAGCAAGTCCTTTGCGTCAAGGGCGCGTGACACAAACCGGAGAAGGAACCCGAATGAACAGGATCGACGACATCCCCCAGGAAATCGCCGAAGCCGCCCGCAAGGTGACGCAGTTCTTCGCGGAGAAGAACATGCACAACTGGGTTATCGACGGCTGTGTAAGCCGGTCGGCAGATGACCCTGCCATCCTCGACCACATCCCAGCAGTGAAGGCGCTGCGGGAGGATAACGCTAAAGCATGGGGCCTGGCTAGAAGCACTAGCCAGTTGTCTATCGACGAACGAAAGCTGCAAGCCCGTATCAATGAACTCGAATCCCAGCTCGCCGAACTCCGTCAGGGTGTGGAGGCGGTTGGGGAGGTTGTGCGCGATAAAGAATGGCATGAGGATTGCTGGTATTACAACGGCAAGCATGTCCTAAAGCCGCTAATTGGACTGCTCAGTTTGCCGGAAGGCACCAAGCTCTACACCCGCCCCCAGCCAGCCATCCCGCCCGGTTGTGCGGTGGTGCCGGATGAAATGAAAGGACATCAAATGTGTGATACACAGCACACGATTAGCCGCCTGCAATCCTTCTTGGATCGCGTAATCAATAACTCGGAGTCAGGCGTTCATCACCCGGAGCTGTATGAATCCGACGGTGACATTCTGCGCGAGGCGATAACAAAGCTTCGCCACTATGACCGTTCCGCAATGCTCGCCTCCGCGACAGCTATTCAGCCACAAGCGGCATCTACCCCGGTAGCGGAGAAGGATGCAAAGGATTCTCCGCGCTTGGATTTCATCACCACTTTCGGGCTGCCTTGGTCAGTCCAGTGGGAAAAGCGTGGTGCGAATCCCGTCCGGTTCAGGATGCTTTACGACGGCGAACCTTGGGGGAAGTGGCACCCAACCGCTCGCGCTGCAATCGACGCCGCCACGCTCGCCACCCCTGCTGATGGCAAGGAGGGGAGTGATGGCCACTAAAGGCAAAACCCGATGGTTTCCGCGCCATGTTGAGCCGGTGAATCACGGTCTGTACGAGTGCGTAGTTCGACTCCCTGGAGGTGTCTTAACTCGCTGGATGCTGGAATGGGACGGAGTTGGATTCCTTGTCCCTTGTCCGATGATGGTAAGGCAATGGCGCGGAATGACTAAGGCCGCGCACCGCACGGCAATGAAGGAAACCAAATGACCACCACACAGGCCAAGGTGTCAACACCAGACTTCGACGCTGTACGCGATAAGCGACTGTCGGAAATGACGCCGCAGCAAAGGGAAGATGCTAAAGAACTCTGGCTGCGCGAGCAGATCGGCTGGATGCCTGAGTACCACCAAGAGCATTACCAGTTTTTGCTTGGCCGACTGGATGCGTTACGCACCGCACAAGCCCCGCTCCGCGCCGAACAAGTACGGCGCGGAGCTTACCCCGGCTGTTGATTACGTTCATCTCAAGGACGCAGAAGCCTACGCCACCGCCCATACAGCAGAGATTGTGCGGGAGCTGGTGGATGAGCTTGTACGTGTGCGCGATGTAATGCTCCGCGAGTGCGGGATTGGCATCGTCAATGAAGTGATTCTCTCCAAATACAAGGATCAAGCATGAAACCTCTCGTTATCTACCACGCCAACTGCACCGACGGCTTTGGCGCAGCATTCGCAGCATGGATGAAGTTCGGCGACGACGCCGAGTATCTGCCGATGAACCACGGCGGCGACTGGCGTAAGTTAGTCCCCGAAGATATGGAACTCGGCAGCATCGTACACGGTCGCGAAGTCTACATTCTTGACTTCAGTTTCCCCAAGGCTGTGATGGAGTACGTGATGGATGCCGCTGCCGAGACTATCTGGCTCGACCACCACAAGACAGCTTTCGAGTCGATAAATATCGAATACACACCGACCGCACGATTCGACGCCCACTCCAGCAACGTATTCGTTACGCTCGACAACAACAAATCAGGCGCCCTGCTGGCGTGGGAATACTTCCACCCCGGCACCGAAGTCCCGATGCTGATCCAGCACATCGACGACCGTGACCGCTGGCAGTTCAAGCTGAAAGGGAGCAAGGAGATGCACGCTGCGTTACAGGCCCGACTGCCGTGGAGTTTTAAACAGTGGGCAGAAATGATGGATGCCGGCATCTATTCACTGTTCGACGAAGGCGCAGCCATCCTCCGTGCTCAAGAGATCATGGTCGAGCAGCAAGCCAAGCAGGCGATGACGTGCGGGATCAAAACGGTGCGTATGCTCGGTGACGATGACGATGGGCACCTTTACATCGGCCTCGCCCTCAACACGCAGAACCACATCAGCGAAACCGGCCACGTCCTCGCCAACAAGAGCGGCACCTACGGTCTGCTCTGGTACGTCGGCGCAGATGGCAAGGTCAAGTGCTCCCTGCGCAGCAATGGCGACTATGACGTCTCGGCAATCGCCAAGGCATTCGGTGGCGGTGGCCACAAGAACGCTGCGGGATTCGAGACCGACCTCGACACGCTGAAAGGATGGCTGGCATGAAGAAAGAAAAAGGCTGGCTCCAGCAGGCCATCCTGGAGTTCGTGCAGAAGAACCCCGGGTCGACCGTCGCTGACGCATCCGAAGTCATCGACACCACGCCGGGTTCCGTCGACGCGTCGGTGCGCATCCTGGTAAACAAACGCCTCATCCAACGGGTCCAGTCGGCCCCGGGCGGGGCTAAAGGGCGAGCACCTTACAAACTCTACCCGTTCGGCTACGACGCGACACAGAGCGTTTCAACCCCTGCAGCGGTGCTCCCCGTGGCGCATCCAGCGCCCGCACCACTCACGATCGAGCGGACGATCCAGGAGTTCGTCTCCGCGCTGGTCTCGCAGGTTACGACGCAAGTCACCGCGCAGTTGCACGCCACCCTGCAGGCTCAAGTCGACGACGCTATCGCGAAGGCCGTGAAGTCCGTGGTGATCCCTGCTCCCGAAAAAGGTATCGCCGCTGGGCCAACTGCGCCGGCGCCGCGTAAGCGCCGAGTCCTGATCGTCGGCCTACTCCCGCAGCAGGCCGGCATGATCCAGCAAGAGTTCCACCGCGAGCTGGACTTGTCCTTCTACCAGACCACGGAGCACCGCAACCGTTTGGCGAGTGCCGCCGGCCACGCCGACATCGTGATCTCGATGACGAAGTTCATCGACCACAGCGTCACGGAGACCATCAAGGCCGCGAAAGCCAACCTGCGCTACTGCAACGGCGGCCTGACCGCATTGCGCGACATTCTTACAGAGGAGTACGCACATCATGGATAACCCGAAAACTCTACGCGACGGTCTCTCCCAGTACACCGGCACCGAGACATGGTTCCGTCACAACCTCAACCGCAAAGTCCTCTACACGGAGGGGGTCCAGTTCTTCGCGGAGAACGCCGGCGGCGGGGCCTACTGGTTCCTGGACATCATCGCCACGGAAGGCATCACGGCGTGCGCCGGTCGCCCGTTCATGATCGTCACGCTCAAGGTCGAGAACAAGAAGGCAACCATCACCGGGGCGGATGACACCGACATCCCGCCTTTCTGGACGAAGGAGGTCATGTTCACCGACTGCCCCGAAGGCGAGTGGGTGTTCTACTTCATCGACAACATCCTGCTGCTCCCGTCCGAGTATTAACCTGTATAATGTGCTTACACGTAAGCACTAGGAGACTTAAAAATGTTCACCATTCGTTTCAACCCAGCTATCGCCAAGTGGCAAGTCTGCATGCTCAAGTGGGGCCTGTTCTGGTGGCCCATCAAAGACGCCGCGTTCGACACGTACCACGAAGCAGGCGAATGGGTGGGTGCTATCGGCCTGGCCGACCAGTATGACGAAAAGGTCTACAAGGGCGCCAACGTCGGTTTGATGCAGGGGGTGCGCTGATGCAACCCGGTATGCAAGGTCACTACGGCCCGCATGAGCCGCCCCCGCTCAACGCGTGGGAGGAGCAGTTCGTCCTTGATGCCATCGCGGCGTACCGCTCCCAGGGTTTCTCCCTGGATGCCGCCACCCGCATGGCGAACAAAGACCTTCTCAACATGCACAAGGAATTCTGATGGCGGATGTAGTAGACGCGGCCAATGATCTGGTGGCCGCGGTTGTGCAGAACCGGATCGCGTCGGTGGACTTGAAGCCCGAAGCCGAGGCAACTGGCATGTGCCTGAACGAGTGCGGCGCATCGCTCCCCGCGGGCCGGCGCTGGTGCGACGACCAATGTAGGGACGACTGGCAAAAGGCCCGCGACAGGGGGCTGCTGTGATCCCTGGTCTGTTTGAGCAACTTGCAACGGCGCACAAGACGCTACCCGGCGCGGAGCGCGACGCAAATGCGCCGTCGATTGCCCCTGGCGCGAGTAAAGAGGAGGTGCGGCGCCATCGAGCGCTCGTCTACTTCGAGACCAGGGTCAAGCCCGCGATTGACCCCCACTGGCCGGTCGGCGAGCAGCGCCCTACCACCGCGTTCGCCAAGATGATGCGCATCGGCACCTCCGCCGCGATGGGTGCGCTGGACCGCCTGCAGTTCGCCGGCGTCGTGATCCGCAGGGACAAAACCCGTGGCGAGTCCGGCTACAAGGTCGTGCACTGGGAGCGGTTGAAATGAAGCCGTACGGATGCCGGAACTCAGAGCGGAAGCCGGGTTACTTCGTCCTGGTGCGCGACTACCGCCCCGACGGCGAGTTCACGATGAAGCAGCAATACATCGAGGACCGATCGACGACCCGGTGCAACTACGACAGCCGCCATAACGACGCGCAGTGCGAGGGGTGCACCAAATGATCCCGTCCATGATTGAGCAAGTCGGACGCGCGGCGGCCTACGCGGCGACGCTGCGGGCCGCAGAGGCCGATGCCGTAGAAAGCCGTAAACAGACCGCGCACGAACGTATGGATGGCAAATGGAGCGTGGGGGAACGACTCACTACGACCGCCGCCGCGCGCCTTCTCGGCTACGCCTCCAGCGCGAGCGCCAACCATGCACTGCACAAACTGGAGAAGCGGGGCTACCTCGCGAAGAAAGGGGCGGTGCGGGTATCCGCAGCGAACAAGGCGACGGTGTGGGAGCGCATCAAGTGACGCTGAATAGAGATCGGTTGCGGTGGGAGCTGGCCCGCACTAGAGCCGAGTTGGCGGAAACCAAGCGCCGCCTGGAAGCGCGGGACGAGCAGATGAAGACGCTGCTCCTCCAGATCATCGAAATGAAAGACGCGGTCTCGGCCGCGGGGTACGAATTCAAATACAAGGAAACGACACACCATGCAGCAACCGATTAATCCAGGCAACGTCCAGTGGATCGTCCAGATCATCACCAACGCTATCGGCGACGGCCGCTTCAATCAGGGCGAAGTCCTCCTGGCCCTGGCTGAGAGTATGGGCCGCCTGATTGTGAACATGTCCGACAACCCCGTGGCCGGCACCCAGGCCACGCAGATCATGCTGGACCACGTGAAGACCACGCTCCACGCAGGCTTCACCAGCAAGGGCTTTAATATGGGGCGGCCTAATTAATGGCTGCTCTCACCCCTGTTGTCCTCGACCTGGAAACCTTCTGGTCGACGACGCACAGCCTGTCCAAGATGAACCCGATCTTGTACTGTCTCCACCCCGAGACAGAGATCATCAGTATCTCGGCGAAGTTCGGCAACCACCCGACGGACGTGATCTTCGGCGAGGAGAACGTCATCGCCGCGCTCAAGAAGATCGACTGGTCCGACAAGCTGGTCATCGCCCACAACAACTCGGGCTTTGACGCCATGATCCTGGCGTGGCGCTGCGGCGTCCGCCCGGCCATGTGGGGCTGCACGCTGGCGATGGCGAAGCCGCACTTCGGCAAGACCATTGGGGTCTCCCTGGCTGCGCTCGTGGAGCACTTCCAGGACGAGCTGGGCCAGATGGGAATCGCCACGCGCAAGGACAACAGCGCACTGGTGAACACCCGCGGCAAGCACCTGGCGGACTTCACGCCTGACGAGCTGGAAGCGATGAAGGTCTACAACCGCAACGACACAGAGCAATGCGCGGGCCTTTTTTCGCTCCTTCTCAAGCGTACAAGTAAGCGCGAAATGCGGCTCATCGACGCCACGATCCGCATGCTGGTCGAGCCGAAGTTCGAAGTGGACATCCCCATGCTCGAAGCGGCACTGGTAGAGGAGCAAGCCCGTAAGCGGCAACTCCTCGTCACGATCGGTAAGCAGGCCGGCGCATTCTGGCCGGGCATGGACGACGAAGACGTCATCACTGCGGCGCAGATGACGCTGGCCAGCGCCCCGAAGTTCGCGGAGTTCCTGCGGTCGCTGGGCGCCGAGGTGCCGATGAAGCCATCGCCGTCCAACCCGGAGAAGATGATTCCGGCGCTGTCGAAGACGGACGAGGCGTTCCTCGCGCTGCAGGAGTCGGACAATGAACTGGTAGCGCTGGCCGCGAGTGCGCGCCTCGGGGTGAAGTCCACCCAAGTCGAGACCCGCCTGGAGGCGTTCATCGCTGTCGCCCGAGCGTGCAATGGCATGATGCCGATCGCACTCGCCTACTACGGCGGGCATACAGGCCGTTGGGGCGGCGCCCTGGGGTTGAACCAGCAAAACCTGCCGCGCATCCCCCGGGATAAGTTGGGCAACATCATCCCGAAGATTTCCAACGCGCTGCGCATGTGCCTCCGCGCGCCGAAGGGATACAAGGTCGTCGTGGCCGACTTGTCCGGGATCGAGCTACGCGTCAACCACTTCTTGTGGCAGGTCGAGTCCAGCATGGCGTTGTACCAAGCCTCGCCGGGCGATGCCGATCTCTACAAGGATTTCGCCACCACGCTGTACAACGTGATGTTCGACGAAGTGACCAAGGACCAGCGGCAGATCGGTAAGGTGGCCCACTTGGGCCTGGGCTTCGGCGCCGGCTGGAAGACGTTCATCACCATCGCCAAGACGATGGGCGGGGTGGACATCGACGAGGGCGAATCCAAGTCTATCGTGTCGAGCTGGCGCCGGATGTACGTTGCGATTCAGCAAGGCTGGAAGCGGTGCCAAAACGCGCTGACGGCGATTGTCACCGGCGCTACGCAAGCCGTTGACCCGTGGGGCCTGGTCACCACGACCCCGGAAGGCTTCCTCCTCCCGAGCGGGCGCTTGATTTACTACCCGGAGCTGCGGCAAGAGGTGGAAAACGGCAGCGCCACGTGGAAGATGGGGCGCGGGCGCAACACCACGTTCCTGAACGGCGGGAAGTGCGATGAAAACATCGTGCAGGCTCTGGCACGGGACGTGATCGCGGACAACATGCTGGAGGTCAAGAAGCTCACGGGGCACTGGCCGGTCCTGTCGGTCCACGACGAACTGATCTATATCGTCCCTGATGCGGAGGCGGAGTCCCACCTGGCCATCGTTCAAGGCGTGATGCGCACCCCACCGAAGTGGTGGCCGGAGCTGGTCACGTGGTCCGAGGGCGACATCGCCCAGAGTTACGGCGAAGCGAAATAAGGAAAAGGAGTAGAAAACTCCGCCCGTGGCTCGTTTATATTGCTTACTTGTACGCGGGCGGAAAGTGTATGATGTACATACAACAATACGCAAAAGAGGGACATAACATGTCTACGATTCAACAGTTTAAGGACGTTTTGCGCAAGTCAGACTCCCCCGCAGCAGTCCTCGACCTGGCGGACTCTTATATGCCGTTGGCGCAGAAGCTCGGCGCGAAGTTCGGACTGCCGCCAGATCACGAGTATTTGCGCCCCGTCATCGCCAAGTACGCGGCCGACCTTTCAGGCTGGCTCACCTTCATCAAGAAGGAACGCGACCAGCGCACCAAGGGCGCGCGCTCGTATGACGACGACCTCCACGCGCTCTACCGCCGGGTCCACACCCGCGTAGTGCAGCAGGAGCGCCGCGACCGCATCAACAGGGCCATCGCCGCGGCTCTGGCTACGGGGCTGATCGAGAACACCGTGGATGCCAAGGCCGCGTACTCGCGCAAGTGCGTCGCCGCGTGGCAGCTCCGCCGCCAGAAGGTCCGCAAGTCTTTACTCGGCGGCGGCCAGGAGCGCGCCGACCGGGATGAATTCAACGACGCGGTAGACCAAATGTGGGCCGATATCGACGCTGAAATCGCCCGTGGAGAATTGCCTAAATGACGAAGCAAATTGCATGGTCGCACTCGGCCCTCTCACAATTTGAAACCTGCCCCCGCCAGTTTTACTTGGTGCGAGTTGCGAAGCTGGTGAAGGAACCCCCAAGTGAGGCGACGACGTGGGGGAACGAGGTCCATAAGGCCCTGGAGTATCGAGTGCGGGACAAAACCCCACTGCCGGAAGGGATGGCGCAATGGGAGCCGCTGGCTGCGCGTTTCGATGGCCTCAAAAACGTAAAAACTGAAACTCAATACGCGCTTACACGTAACCTAGAACCTACCGGGTGGTTTGCCAAGGACGTTTGGGTGCGGGCCATCATCGACGTGAGCGCCATCCAGCCGCACAGGGGCTTCGCGGGCGATTGGAAAACTGGTAAAGTGAAGGCTGATTCAGATCAGTTGCGATTGACCGCCGGCGTGCTCATGCAGCACCACAAGGAATTGCCCGTGGTTGACACTGCCTTCATCTGGCTCAAAGATTTCAAGGTTTCAAAAAAATCATTTTACCGAGACGAGCTGCCAGTGATTTGGGAGGAGTACGCGCGCCGTGCCGGGCGTATCCAGGCAGCAGCAGACAAGAACGTGTGGCTCCCGAAGCCCTCGGGTTTGTGTCGCGGTTGGTGCCCCGCAACCCGGGCGCACTGTGAGTTTTGGGAACCTAAGCGTAAATAGTAAGAGCTTACAAGTAATCAGGAGAGAGTATTTTGAGCATCGCCGAATTGTCGCAACTGACCGATGAAGACCTCATCACCCATGTCTGCTCCCAGGCCGAGACGACCGACGCCGAAGTGGAGCTGGCTGACCGACTTGGCCGCGCGCTTGAGGAGATCGCGCTGCTTACTGCGGAAAGAGGGGGCAGTTGATGGCAGCGACCCCGGAAGGGCGCGTCAAGGACGCAGCGAAAAAGTATTTCGGGGAGATCGGCGCGTACTACTACATGCCGGTCAGTAACGGGATGGGGCGCGTTGGGGCACCGGACTTCATTGTCTGCGCGCCGATCACCATCACCGCCGATATGGTCGGCAAGACCGTCGGCCTGTTTTGTGGGTTCGAGGCCAAGGCCCCCGGTAACATCAAGGGCGCCACCGCTAATCAGCTCCGCGAGATCGCGGCGATCCAAGCCGCAGGCGGCGAAGCCTGTGTATTTGACGACGTGGAGCAGCTCCGCGCTGCTCTTAACCATTACTGCCTACGTGCTTACGTGTAACCGGAGACAACATGCCAAAGTCATCGAAGCAGAAGCTGGCCTACCAGGCTGAATACAACGCCCGACCCGAGAACGTGAAGAAGCGGGTTCTCAACAACGCCGCGCGCCAAGCCGCCATCAAGCGCGGCGACGCCAAGGTCGGCGATGGTAAGGACGTGGCGCACAAGGTCGCGCTGGACAACGGTGGGCGCAACACCAAGGGCAACACGGTGGTCCAGGACCAAAAGACTAACCGCGGATGGCGCAAGGGCCAATCCGGCTACAAGGTGCCGAACAAGAAATGAGCGAACCCCGTGTAGCCATGCTCTACGGGCGCCCGATCGACGAACTCACCCGGGAGGAACTCGTCGAAGCGCTCAATTTTGCGGCGGGTGAGATTCACCGCCTGCAAGGCGAACAGGACGCGCTGCGCCCGCACGTCGATTACGGCGCGTATATCACCAACAAGGCGCGCACGAAATGATCTCGATATTCCCCATCCCAGCCACCGGGGGCATGGGCCCCCCCGTGCCACCGATCATCGCAAGAGGTAACAACGTCATGAACGTAGCAAACCAAACCGCCGACGCCACCCAGGTCGGCGGCAACCACTACAACAGCAAGACCATCCAGCCGTGGCACGCAATGGAATCGTGGATGACCCGCGAGGAGTTCATCGGCTACCTGCGCGGCAACGTCATCAAGTACACCGCCCGCTGCAACGACAAGGGTGGCATCGAAGACTTGAAGAAGGCCCAGCACTACCTGTCCAAGCTCGTCGAATTCATTGAGGCGCCCCATGCTCGTATACAAGCCCAAGAAGGCACTGGTACTCCGGCTCCGTGACCCGGCTCGCGTAACCACGGTCATCCCGTCGGCGAAGATCATCAACCACGATGGCAAGGACTACGTGGCGGTCAAGCACGGCGTGGACGAAGTCCGTGTGTTGCGCAACCTCGGGATCAAGGCGCCCTCGCCCATCCTTTACTACTACGACTGGCCCGGCCAGTTCACCCCGTTCAACCACCAACGCGAGACGGCCGGGTTTCTCACCACTCACGATCGCGCGTTCAACCTGAACGACATCGGCACGGGAAAGACGATCAGCACGCTGTGGTCCTACGACTATCTGCGGTCCATCGGCCGCGCGCAGAAGCTCTTGGTCATCACCCCGCTCTCAACACTGGAGCGCACCTGGGGCGATGAACTGTTCACGAGTTTCCCGCACCTGAACTACACGGTGCTGCACGGCTCCAGGGACAAGCGGCTCAAGCTGCTCGACAACCGAGACTTCGATGTCTATCTCATCAACCATGATGGGATCAAGGTGCGCGGGCTCTTGGAGGCGCTTGCCGATCGGCCGGACATCAATGTGATCGCTATCGACGAGCTGGCGCAGATCGCTCGTTCCGCCGGCGCGGAGCGTTTCCGTGTCCTTCGAACGCTTACCTGTAAGCAGCATGAGCGGATCGTATGGGGCCTGACCGGGACGCCGACGCCGAACTCACCAACCGATGCCTGGGCGCAGTGCCAGATCATTTCACCGAAGAACGTGCCATCCAGCATGAAGCGGTTTAAAGAGTCCGTGATGCGCCAGGTGGGGACGTTCTCGTGGGTGCCGCGCCCGGACGCACACAAGCTGGTCCAGGACGCCATGCAGCCGGCGATCCGGTACACGCGGGACGAATGTATCGACCTGCCCCCCTGCGTGTACCAGACGCGCTCCGTGGAGCTTACGAGCGAGCAGCGCGCGGCGTACAAGAACATGCTGGAGACGCTGCACCACGAAGTCGATAGCGGCGAGGTGACTGCAGTCAACGCGGCGGTGAAGGCGCAGAAGCTGATCCAGATCGCCTGCGGCGTGGCGTACGGGAACGACGGGGCGCCACTGCTGTTCGACGCGTCAAGCCGGCTTACGGTCGTCGAGGAGGTTATCCGCGAAGCGGGCACCAAGACCATCGTGTTCGTACCGTTCGTGGCGGTACTGGAAATGGTCGCCGAGCACTTGAAGGGCGCCGGCCTCACTGTTGAGATCATCCACGGTGGCGTCGGTAAGGGCGAGCGGGACCGCATCTTCAACGCGTTTCAGAAGACGGATACGCCACAGGTTCTGGTCGCGCAGCCAGCGAGTATGAGCCACGGCCTGACCCTCACGGCAGCGTCCACGATCATCTGGTACGCGCCGGTCACGTCCAACGACACGTTTGAGCAGGCCAATGGCCGGATCACCCGTCCGGGTCAGAAGCACAGTCAGTTGATCGTCATGGTGGAGGGAACCGATATCGAACGGAAATACTACAAGCGCTTGAAGGAGAAGCAGAGTGCGCAAAACATTCTGCTCGAAATGATTCGAAGCGAACGAACCGAGACGGAGGCACTTGCAACGACTTTTTGACCAACAACACTAAACCGTATAATGTGCTTACACGTAACCAGGAGCAGACATGGCTAAACTGAGCGAAGCCACCGACGACGTACTAATCGCAGCGTTCGTCGAAATCCGAGACCGCCGCGCCCAACGCAAAGCCGCGCACGACGCGGCCGACGCCGACGACAAGAGCCGGCAAGAAAAGATCGAGGCCGAAGTCCTCCGCCGACTGAACGAGCGCGGCACGGACAGCACCTCGTCCCGCGAGCACGGCACTGCGTACCGCAACATCAAGACCTCCTGCACCACTGCGGATCGCCAAGCCTTCATGGAGGAGTTCGTGATCCCGCACCAGGCGTGGGACTTCCTTGACGTCCGCGCCAACAAGACGGCTGTCGAAGCCTACAAGGCCGAGCACGGCGTTCTGCCCCCCGGCCTGAACTGGAACGAAGTGGCCGCAGTCGGCTTCCGTCGTTCTTAAACAACTACCCCCGTTAGGAGAATCACAATGAGCAACCTGATCCCGTTTGACGCCGCCGGCAACCTCCCCGCACGCCGCGAGCGCAGCCCCTTCGCCGTATCCACCGACCTCATGGGCGGCGGTGGCGGCGGCTTCCCCGTCGTGTCCATCAAGGGCAAGGTCTTCCACATCCGCCGCGGCGACGAAACCACGCTGCTGACCAAGCCGGATACCCCGGACGAGCCCGCAGCATCCATCGAAGCCGTGATCCTGGGTGTGTTCCCGGGTGCCGGTAAGACCGCCAAGGTGTTCTACGGCACCAACTACACCGAGGGCTCGGACGCCAAGCCGGAGTGCTACTCCAACGACGGCGAGTTCCCCGCGCTTGACGCCGAGAACAAGCAGTGCGAATCGTGCGCCGCGTGCCCGCACAACCAGTGGGGCTCCCGCATCAGCGACACCGGCGGTAAGGGTAAGGCTTGCGCCGACTCCAAGCGCCTGGCCATCGCTGCGGTCAACGCACTGAACGATCCCATGCTGCTGCGCGTGCCCGCCGCCAGCCTCAAGCCGCTGACCGAGTTCAACAAGCTGCTGGCCTCCCGCGGATACCCGTTCCAGGAAGTCGTCACCAAGATCGGCTTCGACTACACCGTGGCGCACCCCGCACTGACGTTCAAGCCGATCGCCGTGCTGGACGACGCCACGGTGGATCAAGTCGCCGCGGCGTGCGACCTGGAGGTCACCAAGCAGATTCTCGGCTCGGATGTGGTTGCTGCCGCACCGACCATCCCGGCGCCGACCAAGGCTGCTGCAGCGGCGACTCCGACGGAAACCGCGCCGGCGACCAAGCCCGCGGCGAAGACGACGAAGGCTGCTGCGAAGGCCGCACCCGCAGCGACCGCTGCTCCGGCTGCAGATGATGCTGCCAAGGCCGCCGCTGCCAAGGCTGCTGCCGCCAAGCTGGCCGCCGCACAAGCCGCCGCTGCTCTGGCTGCTGCCGAAGCTGAGGCTGCTGCCGCAGAAGTTGCCGCTGCCGAAGCTACCGCAGTGGAAGGCGAAGTGATCGCAGCCAAGTCGACCGAAGTGCAGACCGTGGATGCAGGCTCGGGCCTGGCGTCCGCTCTGAGCGATCTGGACTTCGACGACGCGTAAGTAACCCCCCTGTAGTACCGAGGGGCGCGGCTCGGCAAAAACGCGCACTTGCAACTGTTGGAGCTTTCATGAATTACGAGAAGTTGAAGTCGACCGAACTGTCGTACCGTGAGCTGGCAACCGTAACGGGTGTCCACTTCACGACGATCTCGCGGCTCCTGCGAGCCGAAGGCGTGGTACATGTCCACCCGTTGACCAAGCGCCGTATGGAGGCCGTTTCGTCGGTCCTCGGTGATTTGGTTGAGGCGGGCAAGCTGCCGATGCGCAGCAGCCTCCCCCGGGCCAAGCGCCGCGAGAACGTGGAAAAGATCAAGAACTATGTCGACGCGGCTGTAGCCCCGTGATGCAGGCTTAACACGGGGTCGAGGGGGCTATGAATACATACGATTTTTTGAAGCTGGTCCTGCCTGCGGGCGGGCTCAAGCTGCTCGCCGAGCTGGTCGATGTCCCGGGTCGGGACCGCCCCGCGTGGCGCTATACCGCGCACAGGTCCATCGAGGGCATGGCGCAGGCCATCGCTCAACTGGACGCTGCAGGCAAGACGATTTACTACGCCTGCGCCGGCTACGGCGACTGGTACGAGGAAGAAGTAAAGGGCGTCAAGAAGAAGCGCATCCGCACCCAATCCAATGTGGTGGCGTGCCGCTCTTTGTACGACGACATTGATATCGGCAAGCCCGGCTGCTACACCACGAAGAAGCAAGCTGCGGGCGAGATCGCGCGCTTTGTCGACGAACTCAGCCTGCCGGCTCCGACGCTCGTGGACAGCGGCGGCGGCATCCACATCTACTGGACGCTGACCGAAGATGCGACGCCGGCGGAATGGCTGGAACTGGCTGCGCTCAAGCGCCTGGCCACCAAGAAGTTCGGCCTGCTCGTTGACTCCGCGGTCGACATGGATTCATCCCGCGTGCTGCGCCCCGTCGGCGCCACGTGGCGTAAGAACGGCGAGCGCGTGGTTACAGCTAAACACGTAGCCGCGCCGGTCGAACGCGAGGCGCTGACCGCGATCCTGCGGCAGTACGTCGGTGATGTGGATGTGGCGGTGCTGCCGCAGCGCCGGGCCTCGCGCTTCGCCATGAGCAACGATCTGGCGGCCGTCGAGTACCCACCCAGCTCGCTGGAACTCATCGCAGAGCGCTGCGAGCAGATTCGACAGTTCCGTGACACCGGCGGCGAATCGGAGCCCGTCTGGTACGCAGCACTGGGCGTCAGCAAGCACTGCACCGACGGCGAGGCCCTGGCCCATCAGTGGAGCAAGCAGTACCCCGGCTATATCCGGGAGGAGACCCAGGCCAAGCTCGATCAGTGGCCCCACGGCCCTGCGACCTGCGCCAAGTTCCGCGAGTTGAATGAACCCGGCTGCGCTGGCTGCACGATGAACGTCAGCAGCCCGATTCAACTGGGCTACGCCGCCACGGGCACCGCGCCTGTCGTCGCCAAGATCACCAAGATCGACGCGGCGCAGCCTGCAGCTCCGGCGCTCGCAGCGGCCGACGCAGAACCCACACCACTTGAACCGGCCAAGTCCATCGAAGACCTGTGGCCCGAAAAGTATCGTTGCGCCAACGGCGGGTTGTCTACGCTGGTCGAAGACAAGGACACCGGCGTCCCGTTCTGGCAGGAGTTCGCGCGGCCGGCGTTTTACCCCGTCAGTCGCGTGCGGAATGAGGATGACACCTACACCCTGGTCATCCGCTACGAAGTGCGCCCCGGCGAGTGGCGCGAAACCGATATTCCGACGAAGCACATCGCTGACGCCCGCGCCATGCGGATCGCGCTGGCCTCGAAGGAAATCATTGTCACCAACGACAAACTGGCATTTACGTTCATGGGCACTTTTCTCGAACAACTGCGCCGGAACGTGCAGGAGGTCTGTACCTACACGCAGTTCGGCTGGCACAACAACTACACCGAGTTCCTGATCGGCACCACGGTCATTACGCAGAACGACACCCGCACGGTGCGTGTCGGCAAGCGCGTCTCTGACCGTGACCTGCTGGCGGCCTTTAACCCACAAGGCACCGTGGCGGATTGGGTCGACGGTGTGGACTTCCTCTACAACAGGGAGCACGGCGAGCCGTACCAGTATGCGATCGCCACGGCGTTTGGCGCGGCGCTGACCCCCCTGCTCCACCGAGCTGAATGGAACGGCATCCCGCTCGCGCTGACCAGCGACACGTCCGGTCTCGGCAAGACCTCGGTCTGCACCATCGGCCTGAACATCTACACCGAAGCCGCGAAGGTTATCGTCGCCGACTGCACCCCGAAGGCTGTGCCTGGTCGGGCCAGCATCATGAACCACGTGCCGACGCTGTACGACGAAGTGACCAACACCCTCAAGGAAGCAGACCCACTGGCTGACGTGCTCTATGCCCTGGCCAACGGTCGCCCCCGCGTGGGTATGACGGTCGGCGGCCAGGAGCGCGAGGCTGCGCCCCCGTGGAAGCTCATGAGTTTCATCACGGGCAACAAGAATCTGACGTACCAACTGACGGACACCAAGTTCAACCCGGAAGCCGTGCAGATGCGTCTGTTCGAAGTGCCGCTGGATGAGTACCCCCGCCTGGCGTCCATGTCCGATGAGGAGTCCGACATCAAGGCAGAGTGCGCCGCCGTGTCACAGCGCCTGATGAACCGCAACTCGTGCGTCGTCGGCCTGGAGTACATCCGCTGGATCATGAAGAACCGGGACGTCGTCGAGACCACGCTGGAGAATCAGTTCGCCAAGCTGTCGAACGCGGTCAACCAACGCGGCGGCAACGCCTCGAAGGAACGCTTCTTCATCTACCACATGACCTGTGCCATGACCGGCGCCCTCGTGGCGCAGCGCATGGGCCTCATCAAGTTCGACCTCAAGGCCCTGCGCGATTGGGCGCTCAACCATATCGACCGTATGCGCGAATCTGCCAAGTCCTACAACCACAACGTCCAAGAAACCCTGGCGGCGTTCCTCGCGGACCTCCACGGTAACGTCCTGGTCACCAACGCGTACCACGGGCTCGATGCACGCGGCGGCAAGACGGAGCTGCCGATCATCCATATCCGAGGCGCGGTGAAGGCCCGTTTGGTCCTCGGGACCAGCACGGAGGCCGGTCAGTTGCTGGTGTCGCACGCGGCGCTGAACGAATGGTGTAAGACCCAGGGGATCAGCCCGTTGAAGTTCCGGCGGGATTTGATGGCCGGGGGCTTCGTGAAGCGCCACGCCACTGAGGACGACTCCAAGGTGTATCTGTGCCGGGGCGTACCGACGGTCACCGGCGGCAGGACGCGCGCCCTGGAGTTCGACCTGGCGGTCGCGCAGGGTTACATCGAGACCCACGTGACGGCTACCAACGTAGTCCCGCTGCACGAGTCGAAGGACACCCCCGTGCAGGATGATTCTGCGGAGCGCAGCGCGTGAACACGACTGACCAAAACGCACTCGCCATCGCGGTGAAGGCGGTCCAGATTTACGCGGAAGCTCACCCGCGACCATCCTCGGTTACGCAGAAGCAAGCCGCCGAAATGCTGGGCGTGTGCCACGTGACGGTGAGTAAGCTCATCCGGGCGGGGCAAATCCACCTCAACCGCCTCGGGCAAGTACCTATCTCAGAAGTGGACAAGGTACTTGCCGCAAGGGCACCTTAACCGAGCATCTTCGCCACGTCGGACGGCTTCGGGTTGTAGTAGATCATGGCGAACTTGGGGTCTTTCCAGCCAAAAATCTTGCAGAGGGTCAGAACATCGACCTTCCGCGAGATCACCGTCGCCGCCGTGTGGCGCGCGTCGTGGAAGGTGAACCCATCAAGCCCCAGTCGCTTCCGGTACTTTGTGAACAGTGTGGACGACGAGTTGGCGTTCAGCCCGAACACATAGGTACAGTCCCACCCCTGCATTACTTGCAGCAGCCGCCGCGCCCGCTTCGACAGGGGCACGTCCCGGCTCGTGGTCTTGGTCACAGGCAGCTCGACGTAGTCGTCGTGGACATGGCGCCACTCCAGCCCGCACACCTCACCCTGCCGCATGCCGGTGTACAACGACATCAGGAACGCCACCGCGAGCGCCTGAGACGTGGTGCGGATAGGTCGCCCAGGCCGATACCCCATCGAGGTCACCATCGCGCGCGCCTGCCGCCACGTGATCGTCACCGTCCGGTGGTCTGGCTGCGTCGGCCGGCGTACGTCGGAGAAGGGGCTCTCCTTGATGTACCGCCACTCTTTCTTGCACTGCTGCAGCACCGCCGACAGGATGTTCATATCGCGCAGCACTGAGCTGGTCGCGACTTCCCCAAGGCGCGTAGTACGCCAAGCCTGGAAATCATCCGGCAAAAGGTCCGCCAGTGGGGCATCCAGTGGCAAATCGCGGTGCCGGAGAAAGGCGGCGATGCGCAGCGTCTCCCCACGCGCTCCCCGCTTCCCCGGCGTGATCTCCGCGACGTAGCGTTCGAGGGCCTGGCGCAGCGTCACACGCTTCCCTGGCTCCAAGGTCGCCGCCCGACGCAGTTCGGTTTCCCGCGCGCTGGCCCAGGCTTCCGCCTCTCTGCGGGTTCGACATGTCTTGGAGTCTCGTTGGCCCAGGATCGCCACTTGGGCGCGGTAGCCCTTCGCCGTTGGTTGGATAGATGCCATTTTGGGGAACCCGTGGGGAAATTGTGGGGAACCAGAGCTTAAAAAGATTTAACTCCGGGGTCAATTTCGTGCACGGCGCCGCTGGATATGTTGCTGATATTTAACGGTATTTAATTTCGCGCTAAACGCCGCTAAACAATAATGGTGCCGGGAACGGGAATCGAACTTCCAGTATTTGCAGGGCTTTCCGGCACGCACGGGGAAATTTTGGGGAGCACAGTTTCGCGTGCGGACGCTGGTTCCGCGGCGCGCGGTCGCATTATCGCACGCGAATTCCCCACGCGCTCCCCACAGGAGAGAGCGTGGGGGCGTACCACTCACTCCCCGACGAAGCGGGCCTGATCCAGATAGGGCTTGTTGCCCTTATCGGCCCGTAGCCCCGACGCGTTCCGTTCCTTCGCCATCTTGCGGCGGGCTTCCAAAGACTTGAGCTTCGTGCTCGCGTCAATGCGGACCCCCTTCTCCGGGTGGCGTTGGTTGAACTCGCGGATTTTGGCGTCGACTTCTGCCGTGGGTTCCCCCGCCAGCTTGGCCTTGGTGTAGGCCCGCAGCAGGTTCGTCCGAACCTCACTGGCCGCTTCCTTGCGGTTCATGACCGCCGAGTTGGCCGCGTAGTAGTCGGACTCCTTCTTGGTCTGGAAACCCGCCGCACGCATCGCCAGGTCCATGAAGTCGAACTTGTCTTCCGACAGGATCGTGTTGCCCTTGCTGTCGCTCATACCCTCGCGGCTGAACCGCTCCGAGCGGACCAGATTCTGCGCCAGCTTGAGCGGCAGCGCCTTTTCCAACCCCTTGGCGATGTCGCCGGAGGCAATCTTGGTGATGCCGTCCAGCGTGTCGGCAACGGTCCCCAGTGGAGCACCACCGAACGCCGCGGCGTAGTAGTTGGCCGTGGTTTCCTGCGCGGTACGCCCCGAACGCGCAAATGGGGTCGGGGAGGCGATGTCGCCCATACCGACGCGGCTGGTCAGGTCGATGCCCAGCAGAGACCCCACGAGGCCGTTGGTGACGACCGCCGCGCCTTCCTTGCCCAGCATATCGGTCATGACGTTGCGAAGCGCCACTTCGAGGTCCAGCGGCTCGTCATCGTCTTCCGGGATCAGCGCTTCGAGTACCCAGGCCACCGTGCCGGCAAGAGGCATACCCAGGACACCGGCGAACGCCCAAGTGGTCGCACCCAGGTACGCGAGCTGGCGGCGCGCGACGGCACGATCTTCTGCGCTCACACCGTTGGCGCCGATGGCGTCGTGGATAGAGCGACCGATCATGCGCAGCATGCCGTGCTGGAACTTGCGGAACTGGAACGCGAGACGGGCCATATCCCGGCTACCGAACAGGGTCTGCATGTGGCGCGCGGCGTTGAGGCCCGTGTAGTCGAGCTGGGTGTCCGCCACAGCCTTGACTGCGGTCTTGACGGCTGCATCGTGGGCTTGACCCTTCCCACGGGCCAGGCGATACGACGCAAGCGCCACGGTCGAACGGTTCATCAGCTCAGTCACGTGGACCGGCATGTTCGCCATCTTCATGTACTCGTTCATCTTGCCGTGCGAGGACTCGGCCACAGCCGTCAGATCGTGCTCGATCGTCACGTCCAGCAGGCTCTGGTTCAGCAGGTGAGTCAGCATGGCGCCTTCGTCGGACGAAAGGCCGGCTTGGCTCCAGTCGAGTTCCGCACGCCAGTTCTTGCCCTTGTACGTGGACTTGATGATCTTCGTGGCGTCCGCGTAGCCCGTCGCGATCGCACGGGACGCGGCACCGGCGCCGTAGCGCGCAGCCAACCACGGGTACGCCACCACCGGCACCTGAGTCATGTTGGTCAGGATGAACGCGGGCGACAGACCCAAGTGCGCGAAGTAGCTGGCCGATGCCAGGGCCGACACGAGCCCGTTGGGCGTATCCTGCTTCATCGCGGTGTTGGACCGTTTCACGATCTCGTTGTAGACCGCGGTCGCGTCGGAGTTCGTGCTTTCGCGGCGGCCTTCCTCCAGTGCCTCGGACACACCCTTGGCATGCTCCAGGCGGCTGATGTAGTGGGCCTGCTGGATGGCTGATGCAGAGAACACGCGGCGCATGTCCGAGCTTTCGCCGTGGACGCCTTCGCGCTTCATCTCCCGCTTCAACGCGTGGTGCTCCGGCAGCATGTCGAAATAAATCTGAGCCATCGCGTCGCGGATAGCGGCAGCGCCATCCTTCTGCATGCCAGCGGTCAGAGACGCAGTGACGCGCTCCAGTTCCGGCATCGAGGCGGTAATGCTGCTGCGGCGATCGGCCACACGGTTGTACCGCACCTCGGGGAAGCGCTTCTGCAGGGCCGCCATGTCGGCCTTGGCCTCCGAGAGCTTGTCGTGGGTGCGTGTGATGTAGTGCGCCGGGTCTTTACGCAACGCGGCGATCCGCTTGTCCTCGGCGGCGCTGGTCATCCCCTGCTCCTGCTTCGCAGTGAGGGCGGCCAGTTCCTTGGACATGGCGACGGTGTAGAACTCGCCGAAGCGCATCAGGGGGAAGTACGGCCCCCTCAAGTTCTTGTACTCGCGCACAACTTGCTGCACTGCAGCATCACTCGTCTCCGCCGCGATCTTCTCCATGATCTGCTGGCGCTGCTGGCGGTTGTCGGCGTAGAAGTCCCGAGCCTTGGTGTAGACCGCCTTGGCCTTGTCGGACAGACCCTCGTACCGCTTGGCCAAGGCAGATTGCGCCTCGTCCATCGGCTTGTCGACTGCGGGGTCGAACATCGCACGCGTGGCGTCGCGCATGACCTGCGAGAGCCGGTCAGCGGTGGCCTTGTCCAGTTGCGCCCACTCGTAATCCACGGTCGAGGCGCGGTTCAGGATTTGCTTCGAGCCGCGTTGCATGGCCTGCAGGGCATCGGCGTACTTCTCCACCCAAGGCATCTTGGAATGCTCGGACAGCTCGCGCAGCGTGCGCCAACCGAGGTCGATGGTCTTGACCTTGTCCCACGCATTGCCGAGGACACCCTTGGCCTTGTCCGGGGTCATCATCTGCGACCAGGCGTTGAAGACCGGCGACTCAGAGTAGCTGCTGTCAGTGTCGACCGCAGCGGCGTCGATGTTCGCAGCACCATAGGCTAGGTCCACGAGCTGCTGCCCGTCGTACTTGGCGCCGATGCCGAATTGCTGCAGTGCAACACGAACCGCGCTCCACACGCGATTCAGGAACCGGCCGGCAGCGGACTTCATCTGCGTCGGGGTCACGCCCTCGGCGACCAGGCCCTCGATCATGTAGGCCAGCTTTTCCTCGGTCTTGTTCTTGGACGACGATGCCGCTGCGCGCTCCACTGCCTGCTTGGCGACGCGGGTTTCGATGCTGTTGTCGTTGCGCGCGGCCCATGCGTCGATCTGCGCGATCATGGCGTCCATATTGGCCGCGCCAACGAGCTTCTTCATCCCGAGGTGGACGCCGACTTCGTGCAGCAGCACGGCCAGCTCCTGACCCGGTCGGATGTTCTCAGCGATGAGGCCGACCTTGCCCTTGTGGGTGAAACCCAGGGCACGACCCTTATAGTCTTGGCTCAGTGCGCCGGCGGTCTTGGCCTCATCCTGCGTGGCGTAGACCGTCACCAGACCCGCGCGGGCCGGAGAGGTGAAAAGACGCTTGATGGCCGCGTTGACCGCTTCCACCGTGGTGCCGCCAGCGGCGCCCTCGGAGTACATAGCGTCCTGGCCGGGGCCGGCGTCATTCAGGTCGTCGGCGATTTCCTGCGCGGTCTCGTCGAAGTCTTGCTTCGTCTCCGTGTTCAGGAGGACGCGGCGTTGGCCCTCAGTCAGACCTTCCCACGAAGTCACGCCCATTGCGCGGGCGCCCTTGTTCCACCACGACTCGACCAAGGCCGGGTCGTTGATGGTTTCGGCGGTTACTTCGCGGTCCTGATTTCCGCTAGAAGCTCGTCCGCGTACGCTCTCGATCCCGCGTCCAGCGCTGCCATCTGCGCTTCGCTCAAGTGCGGGTACAGCTCGGGCGCCTCCCGCCAATTCGGGATTGTCTCGCCCGCTGCCCACATCTTCTCCAGCTTCGGGGAGCCCTTGATATGCTCCGGCAGCTTCGTTGCCGCGCGCCGGCTCTCCTGCCGGTGCTGCTGACGAATCGCCGCTTTCTCGGGCGTTGACGGTGTCGACTTGCGTTGTGAGTCCACGGTAAATCTCCTGGAATACGCGGTCGTCAAACGCACCGCTGTGATAATTCACCCACGCCTTCGTCCACTGCAGATGGAACTGCTTCGGTAGCGTGGTGCCGTCGCGGTCTTCCCAGTCTTCGAGCGCGTCGTCGATGTCGACCTGCTTGATCGGGTTGCCATTGTAATCCACCCAGCGGGCGTCGAGTTCGACGTCAGCCATCTCCGTGGCGTCTTCTTCCGCGGCGGGGCGGCTTAGGTGCGAGTCTTCGTCGAATTGTCCCGCGCCATCGTTGAACTCAGCGGTGCCTTGGTCGATGACTTCAACTTCGACCTGGCCGCCATCGCCCTCATACTCAACTACGCGGTCTTCGAGCATCGCGCCCGTGGTGCGCTCCACATGGCGCAGGTCCGCATCCGGTTCCTCGCTTTTTTGCGCTGCAAGCGTTTCGGAGTCGACGCTGGAACCCCAGCCGGCCAGGGTGCGCTTGTCCGTCTCCCCGCGCTGATGTACGCTGATACCGCCCTCACCCGCAAGCTGCGAGAAACTGCCGGTCGTAATATCCACGTCGTGCAGGCGCGCGACGATGCGGTCGAGCACCTTGGCCAGCGGCTCGCCTTGCTTGCGCACGGGCTTGAGGATGCGGTTCAGTGCCGCTGCTGCACCTTGGCGCGAGTCCTTGCCGCCACCGCCGTAACCAAACAGGCGCCCCGCTTCACTGTACGGCATCGGGTTACCCACGACTTCCAGGTTCGCGTCGACGCCAAGCACCTTACGGAGAAGCTGCGCCTCTTTGCTGTCGCCCTTGACCGCGGCGACTAGAGCCCGCGCATCTACTTCTTGCCGCGCAACTTCTTGGCCGTATCGGTTTCCAGCATCCCCTTGTACTTGGTTCCCACCCCGTTGGGCGAGGTCTTGGGATTGGTCACGCTGTTGGGAGTTCGCGTATCCGTCCTGGTTCGTACCGACTGCGCCTTGAACGATGCCTTTGCCATTCTGATCTCCTTGGATGTTGAGCGCGGCGATGGCGGCTTGCCATGCCTTCGGGTGAGACGTGTCCTTGCCCTGACCTGCTGTGGCTTCACGCGCCTGCAGCGCACGAGCCAATTCGACCGGGTTGGTCGCCAGATCAGCGACACGAGCCTGGAAGTTGTCCCATACGCGCTTGGAGCCGCCCTGCTGGCGGAACGCACGAGCTGCGGCGACCATCGGGCTGGATTCCATGTTCGCAGCCGGGCGGATGTCGTCGGTGATCGGGAGCTGGGAGAAGCCCGCCCCCGTGGCGCCCATGTAGATCGGCGGGCGTTCGGCGTCGAGGTCCAGCGCCATTTGGCGTCGGTTCGGGCGCATCGTGGCGTCCTGCTCCACTTGGGCTTCCGGTTGCGCCGGTGCTCGCCATTCGTTCGAGAACAGATCGCGGGTCGCCCCCGGCTGCGCGGCTGCGCGCGCCTCATACGGGGTGGTGTCTTGCGTGTTCCACCAGTCGCCGTAGCCCGGGCCGCGGGAGGTCAGATCGCCTTCGCCCTGCTGCTGCCACCACTGGGCGCGCTCCTGGCCCGGCTGGGTCATACGGTTGGTCGGTTGCACGCCGCCCACCTCGGGGATGTCCCGCCCGTAGAACAGCGGCAGGCGCTCCCGCATGTTGGTTACGCCGGTGGTCTTGTTGATCGCGTCGAGGAGGTCCGTGGATGCACCACGGTCACCCAACTGCTCCCGCAGGTAAGCATTGAAGTCAGCCTTCAACAGCTCGTCGTGGACCGCCTGCAGCTCTTGCTCGACGGCTGCGCGGCGTGCTTCCATCGCAGCATTCGCGGCGTGCACGTCGCGGTCTTGAACAAGCGCCTCGTTGTAGCCGCCCCACCAGGCTTGCGCCTGCGCGTCGTTGACGTCGTTCGCCATGACACGGGTCAGGAACTGGCCGGCGTCCAGCCGATCCTCATAGGGCGCGTTGTAATCGGCCAGCGTGGCGCGTGCGGCGTCAATTCGCTCGATGTGGTTACGTGCGCCGCTGCGTTGCACGGCAGCGCCCAGCGGACCCAATGCCAAGCCGCCGATGGCGCCCATAGCACCACCGAAGCCGATCTGGTCCATACCCTCTTGGTCGAACGCATCACGACCGCCAGCACCCCGCTCAATGGGCGTCTGGAGCATTTCTTCGCCCGCTTCCTGGGCGCCCATCTTCAACCACGCCTTACCGAACGAACGGCCCGGCGAGGCCATGAATTCTCGTGCTGCGGCTTCCGTCATACCGCGTCCGCCACCCCAGCCCAGTGCACGCTGCACACCGCCGAGGTTTTCGATCGCGCCGACGGCCAACGCGCCGCCCTGCTTCAATGCCCAGTTCTCGGTCCCGGTCTCGCGCTGTGCTTCACCGATTTCGCCGTACGACGGCAGACCCGCGACTTCGGCGGCAGTGATAGGGTTACGGAGCGCAGCAGCGGTACGACCCGCACCAAGGCCGCCGGCGACACGGCCCGCACCGCGCGTCAGACCGACGGAGAGTAGCGGCGCCACGGAGCTACCCGCGGCTTCCTTCACGGCCAACCACGGGCTGCTGCCGATGTCCTGCGTCGAAACAATCCCCGCGGGGTTACGCGCTACCATCTCCTCGCCGTACTGGCGGATGGAGTTGTTGTAGTCGCCGGTAATATCGCCCGCCATTTCCCCAAAGCCGGTGATCGTGGAGCCGATACCGCGCTTGACGGAGGTGACAAAGCCAGGATCGTTCAGTTGATCCTGGCCGTTATCGTTGGCGAGTAGCTGGTCGAGCCGAGAGCGCATCAATGATCCTTAACGGGAGAGCCACGGGGTTTGCGGGGCCAAGCGTGCGTCGCGCGCGCCTTCACGGCGCTGGAGACCATCCGACTTGCGCGCGGCGTTGCGGTCAATATCCGCCTGACGCGGTTGCGACCACTTCCGGCTGTAGTAGTCCTGCAGGCCCGCCAGCACTTCCTCATAGCCCTCGTCGCCGTAAACAGCGCGAGTGACCTCGGCGTCCTCACGGAACATCTGCAGCGCCTGCTGGAAGTGCTCCGGGGTCTTGGCGTACTGGATGACCTTGCGCGCGCCCTCTTGGAACGTCTGGACGCTACCCGCCGGGTCGATGAAGTCCGCGCGGCTCACGCCCTCGGGGATCATGCCGAGCCCACTCAGACGGTCGTACTGCTGCCCCTGAGTAATCAGGAGCTGGCGCTGGAGTGCTTCGGCGCGCTGGGCTTGAGCCGGGTCTTCCAGGTCGAGCTTATTGAGTTGGGTGTTGATCGACTTGATCGTGGCGTCGTCGCGACTGAGCATGAACCGATCCTTGGGGGCCAGCTTGCCGAGACCGCCACCAGCACCACCCGCGCCACGTGCCGCACGGACGCGGTTTACGTCGAGCATGCCCTGGCGGTACTTGGTCATCTCGTCGAGCTGGCGGTCCATGCGGGCGTTGTCCTCGCGCTTATCCGCGAAGCCGACGACATTCTTGTAGTGGTCAGGGCTTACGGCACCCAGGCGCTGCTCGTAGATGTACTGCACGGGGTTCATACCCACGAGCTGCCCGATCTTGTTGAAGCCGGTCGGGAAGTCGTACTTCTGGACCTTGCCATCCTTGCCGATCACCGTCCAGTTGCCCTCGTCGTCGATGCCGAGCGACTCGTCGAAACGGTGCTTGCCGTCCTTGTCCTTTGCCGACGTGACGAACCCTGCGCCTGCGCGCATGAACGCGACTGCAGCCTCGGGGTTGCGCATCGCCTCTTGGTACTCGGCGGTCAGCGCGTCGATCTCGCGGTTCTTACCCGCCGTGCGTTCCGCATCAGCGATCGCCAGGTCGCCGGCCTGCAGGCCCTGCTGGCTGCGAAGCATGCTCATACCCGCCGTGGGGTCGTCCTGCATGACGCGGCGCGCGATGGCGTTGTTCTTCCAGTCGCGGACCTGATTGTCGGTGAATGCCTTATCCTGGACGTGGTCGCCCATCGCGTATGACTTCTTGGCCGCCTGCGTGGGTGCCTGCAGACCTTGGATCGGTGCGCCGTCGTTACCCACCCAGCCGGCTTCCTCGTCGTAGTAGCCTTGGCCGCTATCCTGCAGGCCCTGCATCTGCGCCTGCTGATCGGTGGAGAACTGGTCCGGGCCAGAGAACTCGGTCGGCTGCGTGGCGTTGATCGCCTTGATGTCGTCCCGCTGCGCCTGCGCGTCCATGTGGGAGCGCAGCTTCATCCCCATGCCAATGCCGCCGGCCAGCCCGCCCGCGAATGCGCCCAATTTCATAATCAGCCCTCCAGCTCAGTGTCCAGCGCCGCCAGGTGCGGCATGATGGCGTTCCGTACGAAGACGAGTCGCGCCACGTATTCCTTGTGTGCTTCCGGGTGGAACTGCTTCATGTAGGCCGCGCGCTTGTCATCCCACCACGCGCTGCAGCGCATACATTCCGGCGACGTCTCCAGGCCGTGCTCGTAGAAGCGGGCCGGAGCTACCCCCACCTCCTGCAGATACCCCAGCACGTCGTCGTCGTTCCACCGCTCAATCGGGTACAGCACCTCGACGCCGAACGACTCACCCGACCGCATCGGCGGCAGCTTGTAGTCCGTGTCACGCTGGCCGCGAATGACCAGGGTGCAGCCGTCCGCAGTGACCCGCTCGTGCATCGGCGCCATGAGGCTGCGGTAGCAGCAGTCGTAGCGATCCTGCAGGCGCGGGGAGCCGTAGTGCCACGCCCCCATACCCGAGTTCGCCCCTGCGGGCGACAGGTCCGTCGGGAGCCCGAACTGCTCGATCGACTCCTGCAGGCGGCCCTTGATGCGCACGAAGCGCGGCACGATGGCCTCGACTCGGCTCACGACCTCTTGGGTCTCCGGGAACTGGTCGCCGGTGTCCGTGTGATAGACCGTCATGCGGCCCCAGTACGGGCGCAACAGATACAGAGCAGCCAGAGAGTCACGGCCGCCAGAAAACTCGAACGCGACACGCGGGTGGCGCGCGAACGCTTGTGCGATCCAGGAGTGGTTGACGGCGTCGTCACGGGCGCCGCGTTCCGCCACGATCAGCGTGGGGGTCGCCTTGGCAAACGTCGCGTCGAATACCCAGCTTTCGCTGAGTTCGGCGAGCGCCTTCTGCGCCGCAGTGCTATCAGCCTCGGGCGTCTCCACCTCGCGAACAACGAAGCCGGCGGCCTTGAGTTCGGCCAGGACGAATTCGCGCGTCATGGCGCGGTTGCCCGGGAACAGCTCCTCGTACGCCTTCGGCGCGTCCAGCGGCTCCCACAGGAGCAGCTTGCCGTTCGGCTTGAGTAGACGGCGGGCCTCGGCCAGCGCCTTGTTCGGGCGCGAGTACAGGAACGAGTACATGAACAGCACAGCGTCAGCCGTGCCGCTCGGCAGCCCCGTCTCGTGATAGTCGGCCTGCACCTTGGAAAAAACCGCCCCGTCAACCAGGATTTCCCCGGCATCGGGGGCGACCAAGGAGCACCGCTCCAGAGGGGACAACTCGCTCAGAACCTTTGCGAAGCGGCCGGAGCCGCAACCCATGTCGACGACGTGCGCCCCCTCCGGCAAGTCGAGCTTGCTGAGAAAGTACGCGGCTTGAGCCTCCGCAGTACCACCGACAACGTGGGACTCCAGAAGCTCAACGCCAAGAGAGTGGAGACGGTTCGCGCTCAAATCGCAATCGCCGCCATACCAACCAGCGAACCCAAGCCTGCTGCGCCCTGGCTTTGAGCCTGTTGCTGCTGGCCCCACGCGGAGACCTGGGTGCCGTATTGCTGATTCAGACCCGACATCACCGACGCGTTCGTGTTGGCGGCGGACGCAAAGCCCTGCCCGACCATCGCGTTCTGCGCGGCGTTGTAGTTGTTGCCGATCATGCCGTTCTGGCCCGCGCTGTTACCCGCTTGGGTAGCGAGGCCGAAGGCTTGGCCAGCGGTGTTCGGCATGTTGCGACCGAAGTTCGCCACGCCGGTACGGAGACCCGCCTGCTGATCCGACACGCCCTGACGCGCCATGTTCGCGGCGGTCACGTTGGTGAGGGTCTGGTTCTGCGCCAGGCCGGCAGCCGCGGCTGCCATGCGCGACGGGTCCATACCCGAACGGGACAGGTTGCGCGCCTGCTGTGCGTAGGAGCTGTTCGCAAGCGCCTGCGAGCTGGTAACCGCCTGAGTAGCGGCGCCCTCGGCTGCAGCGCGGGAGATGCGGTCCATTTCGGACGTCAGCGCGTCGCCGCCCAAGTTGCTCGTGCCAGACACAATCGAGGCCAGGAGCGCGCGGTCGCTGTCGCCCAGGTAACGGGAGCCCATCGAGTCCATGACCGTCTGGCGTTCGACCGGCTGGTACGTATCCTGCCAGTAATTCCACTGCTGGTCGGCGCGGCCCTTGTTGTGCTCGGCCATGTCGAACTGCTGCTTGTAGAGCTTCTGCGCCATGTCATCCGCCGCGGCTTGACGCGGCAGATTCTCCTCGTACATCTTCTTGTACCAGTTCAGCGTGTCTTCCGCGATCTTCGAGTTCTTGAGCGCGGCGATGCCAATGTTAGGGTCCGGCGCCGGCGCGCTGCTACCGCTTGAACACATATCAATCCTCCAGAATCTTGATGAGTTCCACGCCCGTGGCGGCGAACCCCATGCGGGTCCACACCTTCCACACGCCGTTGGTGTTCTTCACCGACAGACGGATTTCCCGCACGCCAAGCTCGCGCATGCACTTTTCGGCGTACGCAGCGAACCGGCGGCAGACGAAGCCCTTACGAACCTCAGGGTCCAGGAACAGTGCGTCTTCGTTGCTCAGAAGGACGCCGGTATGGTTCGAGCGCCCGACATACATCTGCATGTAGCCCTTGAGCGCGCCCGTGGCGTTACGGACGGTGAACACCATGAAGGAACCTGCGCGCTCGTGCTGCACCCAACCCTCGTAGTTCGGGTTGTACGGCAGCTCATGGCGCGCGGATTCCGACTCTTGCCAGTGCGCGTGGTGCAGCGGCTCGATCTCGTCGACGAGGTTTTCCATGCGCTCCACGGCGAAGACCACGTCCTGATACTGCTCGGGGACGAACCCGCGCAGCGCGATTGCCTTGTCCTGACTGCGAAGCGCGCTCACCTGGGTGACGATGCTTTGCTCGATTCCGAGCGCGAGTTCCGGCGTCAGGCGGCTTCCCTGATTCATCGCCAGAACGCTACGCAGAATCGCTTGGATTTCGGTCATGTTCGCCGCTTACGTGGTTACACGTAAGCATATACACGGCTCAGTCTAGCCTGTCAATAATCTGATTCACCTTTGCGATCACATCCGCCAGTGAAGCGGTTGCGGGCAGCGGCTTGATCCCGTTCCTGCGCTGCCCCGTAAGGATTTCGATGTTTTCCTTGATGGCGTCAAGCGTCGGCCGGAGCGTCGGGTCTCGAGTCACCACCACGATCGTCGGTTTACGCATCCTTGAGTCCATCCTTCGTATCAGCGACCAGGACCGCCCAAACCTTCACGTTACCCGTGATGCGCAGCGCGAAGTTGTCGTACTTGCCGATGGCCGGGAGGCGCACCGCACGGCTGTCCGTGATCGGCACGGAGTACACCGCGTCGTTGTTGACGTACAGGATCAGCGCCAGTTGGTCGTACGACGCCGGCGGCGGGGCCTTCAACAGCGACCCATTGAGCACAGCCTTCCCCATCGGGAGCATGCCCATGCCGCCCTTGATGTCGCCCGTAGCGATCAGCGCCAGGTTCTCGTCGATGACGGCTTGGCGCGCTGCAGCCAAGGCCGCGGTTTCCTCCGGCGTGGCGGTGAAGTCAGCGTCCACCTTGGCGGCGCCGAGGCTCAACGGGCGCGGAGAGACGATCTCCTTGCTTTTCCAGTCGAGCGCGTACCGCGCAGAGCCTGCCGCCCACTCCACCAGCTCGCCGTCTGAGACGACATAGAGCTTGCCGTTGGCCTGGTCGGTGTAGAGCGCGGTCACTTCCGGCATGCTGAAAAACACCAGCTTACCTTCGCCGAAGAACATCAGGGTTTCCCCTACCCGGCTCACGTACTTGCCGTTGTACTCGACCGCCAGCAGGTTGTTGGAATCTACGCGGCGACGCCATGCGGACGAGTCAAACCATGCGTCTGCAGCCATGCGCGGGCCGGCGTTGTCGACCAGGACCAAGCCGAAGGGCGACGCGTACACCACGCCGTCCAGCACACTCACCATCGACCGCTTTGAGGCGCACGGCCACGCGACGGGGAACTTGTACTTGGTCATTACCGCGGGGTCGATACCGGAGATGATCTCGGGGCTACCCTTGGTGCCGACGACCAGCGACTGCCCGAAGTCCTTGACCGCCACGACCGGGCTCGCGCACGTCATGCGGTACTGGACGGGCCACGCATACACGGCGCCCGGCTCCGAGAAGCACACCTCGTTGTCGACGAAGCCATACGCGGCTCCAGACGGCAGAATCCCGATCCCCTGCATGCCGACCGGCGGCATCGCCCATCCAACGGTCGGGCATGGCTCGCCGATGATGGTTACGTTGTCCGCGAACGTCGCCGTGGTCACGTCGACTTCGCCGATGAAGAAATACTCGGCGGACGTGCCCGTGGTGATGGAGCGATAAATCCGCTTCTTCATGCCCGTCGTGTTGTGCGGGGCCTTGCGCGCCCACGCCCCACCGACGACATAGGTTTGCTCCGTCGCCAGTGCGACCGTGATCTTCTTCGCCGCGGTGTCGATCGCCTGAATGGCGAATTCCGCGTTGAGGTCGGTCATGCCGAGCACGCCGGCGAACGCAATCCGCTCGCCCACACGGAGCCCGTAAACCGAGTCAGTTTCCACTGTCACCGTAGTCGCGGTAGTCGTGACCCCCGTGATAGCGCCCGTATTGGGCGGCGGGCCGCTTGGTAGGTCCAGGTTCCACGTGCCGTTGGCGAAGCCAGTGACGATGTCGCCCGCGGGGGACGGCGAAGACTCCTCGCCCCATTGGGTGACGAGGGTGTAGACATATGCGCGGGACTCATTGGTCCCGCTGCCGCCGAACACCGAGTAAGTAGGCTTCGCCGCCGGTGGCGTAACGCCCAGGACGAAACACGCGCCGGGGAACGGCGACGCCGACTTAGCCAGCGCGAGGTTGGTCTGTCGCGGCTCGAACTCGGCGGACGAGTACAGTACGCGGAAGCTCGTGTCACCAGCAATCGGGCCGCGACAGACGTCCACATCCTGCGAAAACCGGAGCCAGTAGTCCCCCCCGCTGTCATACAAGCGAAACACGCTGCGCGACGGCCCCACCAGCTCAACGCGCAACGGCGTCTTCTGCGGGGTGAGCGCGCCATCCGCCAACTGCGACCCGCGACAAATCTGCGCGTTCGTGTCCGGCAGCGCGCGGCGGTCCATACGGGGGATTTCACCCCCGAAGTTGGCAATGCGAATGGCGCCCATTACTTACCCTCTACTCGGTCCGCGAAGCGGTAGCACCGTCCGAGTTCTGACCAGCAGATCGCGGCGGAGGTAGCTTCCCCTCTAAGAAAGATTCCATCCTCTGCACTGAGTTCTGCTCCAGTGGCACCCTGGCAGTGAGCGCGGCTTTCGGCGGGTAGACGGTCGGGCCGCTTGCGCAGGCGCTCAACAGAATCGGCAAGGTCCATGCGCAGCGCCCGCTCACGATCCGCAGCAGCTTGAGTTTCATCATCGAGCGTCTCCTGTAGTTTCTTGTTCGCCGCCACTTGCGCAGTCAGCTTCTTGCCTTCCGCCACCTGGACAGCTTGTTTGGCGTCGTGGTATCCCTTCCCGTAACCCAGGAGGGCGATAGCGATCACAGCCGCTACGGCGGCGAGGCTCTTACCCATGCTGCACCCCCATGCACTGCCGGAACTCTTTGCTCCGTCGGTTTTCAAGACCCGGGATCACTTTCTTGGGTGCTTGGTGCGGGGCGCGATAGCAGCGTTCGCCCGGCGTCGTCACCCGTTCGTGCTCCTTGGCCGGACCGCACACGTAGTCGAGGATCGTCGCGCAAGCCGCCACGTAGTCTCCGGCGGCCAGCTTCTTCGGGATCGACGAGCGGCAGAAGCCCGCCTCGCCGATGTTGTACGCGAGCTGCGTGTACGCATCGAACTCGTGCTGGTACAGCGGCGCACCGGCGCAGCGCACCACAGCAGCAGCGTGAGCGTTCGCGTCTTCCAGTAGGAGCCCGAGCGCTTGGACCGGGTCGATGCGCTCCCCGCGGCGGACGGGAGAGCCGTCAGCGTGCGTGGTCGCGCCATACCCGAAAGTCGGCACATCGCCAGGGATGGGCGGCTCTGCGACACCCACGAACCCCTCGGAGACCGCAAGGGCCACCAGGAGCGCACCGCTGACCTGCAGCAGCTTCGGGGGTACTCGGACCTGGATCACAGCGTGTCAACCTCGCATACGGCCTTCTCGGGCGCTTTGCGCAGTGCTTCACGGACCATTTTCAGGTGCTGGTGCTTGAACCACAGGTTCGTCCCGTAGGTGAGCACAGCCACAAAGATACCGACATACGCGGCCAATTCATTCGCGGTCAATCCGAACAGCACAGCCCCTCCACTGGCGAGATACGTTGCGGTCGCCGACGCGCGTTCCGCCGCGGTTTCAGTTGTAGTCATAACCATGCGCGCTCCTGAGTTATTGCGTAACCGCGTAGCGGAAAAGGTCGTCCAGGCCCTCGGGCGTACCGCCGAGCTGCGCCCACATAGCCTGCAGGAACAGGTTGGCCCGCTCCCACGTATCGGCCTCGTACTCAATCTGTGCCTTCGTGCGCTCCACCGGGTCGACGATGGCCGCAATGGACGCTTCCACCATCTCCAGGTAGCCCGCGTTTAGCAGCGCAAGGCGACCTTGGCGACGGGTGCAGCGGCTGGGCACTGGCTCCGGTGGCGCGACGTATTCAGCGACAGGTCCGAACTCCTCCGCCGTTGCGAGCAGAAATAGTGCGCGGCCGTGCTCCTCGGCGTCGTCCGGTAGCGCCGAAAAGGGAATCCAACCGTACTCAGGGTGGTTCCATTCAAGATTAATCACCGTGTGTTCTGCGTTCGCCCAAGCCGGGTTGCGTGCTTCCATCATGTCGCTCCTTTAGGCGATGCGTTGGAACAGGTACGTGTAAGAGTCCCCATCGGGTCCGCGGTCCCAACCCACGCCGTACGCGCGGCGCCAAGTTCCACCCCCAAGCGGAGCCCAGCTCCCCACCCCCGAGATAGTGGCGTTCGCGCTCGTAGGTGACCCGGTAGCGGTCCCGTAACTGCCAACCCGCCCGGAACTACTATCGGTCGCGACGTAACTGTGCGTGTGTGAGGTATTCGCCGGGGTGTACCCAAGGGCGCTGGTGACATCCGCCGACGTCAGCGCAACCGCACCCGTGCGCCCATTGAACGTGTTCACCGTTACGGGGGTCTTCTTGTGAACGTGCAGGCCGACCCACGTCGTCTTGTTGCCGCCCCCGCTGATCGCGCCATAGCCGACCACAGTGAATTCCATAGTGTCCGTGGCGGGTAGAGTGAAGGTCGCGACATTGGCGTTGTCGACCATAAGCACGGCCTCATCCGGTGCGACTGCCGCCGGCGGAGAAATCACCAGGGGCTTACCGCTGGTGTTCAGCAGCATGAATCGCTTACCAATGTCATCCGCGGTCGGGGTCGGGAGGCTTATCGCCCAATTAGTGCTGGCTGTGGAGCCAGCGAGGAGCAGCTTCCCCGCGTGCGTCAGCGAGAGCGTGGCCGTATCTTCGTAATACGCCACGCCGCGGTAGTTACCGAGCACGACGCTCGCGCTCATCGCGCCGATTGCCCCGCGCACCGTCGCGGCGTCCGCAGACCCGAACACAGCCTGCATATACGGCGTGACCGAAGAACGCTCGACGAACAGACCCGCCACGTCGTCAAGCTGCAGGTACTGCGGGTGCGGGTCAGGCTCAACAACGTGCGCCGCGAACGCGCCCTCCGCTGCCTCCGCCGCCATTTCTTCCGCGGTCGTCTTGTTCCAGCGCAGCGAGAGCGAGTCCCCGCCAGTCCACGCGCGGGCGGACGTGCCGCCGTAGCCCCGCTGAATCGGGTACGTGTTCGAGCCGAACACATCCCCCGCCCGGTGCGAGACCTTAATCTTTTCGGTGTTCCCGGCTTCGTCCTCCAGCGTCAGGATCATGTACGTGCCCGTGCCGCCGATGGGCGTCGGGAACAGCGCCCCGGTGCCCGGCGCAACCGTGAACGTACCCGCGTCGGCGTCGAACGAGGACGCCAGCGTAGTGACCGCGTAGTCAGATAGGAGTAGGTTCGGCATGGCTTAACTCTTTCGTAGCTGGATGCGCATACCGGCGCGGGCGCCGCCACGATTGGCAGCGTTCTTGGCGTCGGTCTTGGCGCTGGCGAAACGGCGCCCGTAAAAATCGGCCAGGGTCGGGTTGGAGTACGGGCGGCCCGGGGTCAGCATCAAGTAGTGCTTGGCGCCCTCGGCGATCTCGAACCCGTGCTTCTCAAACAGCCACGCAGGAGCGCCGAGCGCGGTTTGGCTCGGGATCAGCGCCACGTGCGCCTGCAGTCCTGCAGTGGTGTTCGTGTCCGGGATGGGGAAAAACTCAACGGTGCCCGGTTCCGGCTCCATGAAGCCGCGCGGCGAGCCCGTCTCACGCATCCAGGACGGGTTGTTCGCCGCGAGTTCATCCGGCGCGACCGGGTGGCACGTAGCCCCACCGAGCGACAGATTCAAGATCATGCCTACCGCCACGTCGGCTGACGGGGGCGTCAGGATGTAGCGGCGCTGGCCCGCGACGACGTTGATCGGCGCGAGGATCGCGCTATAGACCAGGGTGTCGCGGCAAAACTCGATCGTGGCCCGGCGGATCGCCGCTGCAGCCACGTTCTGCGCGCACGCGCTGACTTCCGGCAGCACGTCGTCGAACAGGGTCTCCCAAGCGGCGGTACTCACGTCAGAAGGCCCTCATAGAAGGTCATCACGAGCTTCTCGGCACGGCCGGAGTTCGCGTGTTCGTCGTCGATCAGCTCGGCGCGGCCAGAAATGTAGTCCGCGACGAGCGGTACGTACTCGTCGGGGAGCGGGAACGTATCCCCGAACGCAAGATTGCCCGGCAGAGCCGACCACGCCCCGAGGAACAAATCGGGGCGCTTCTTGCGCGTGAGCAGGATGGCGTCGTTGCCGAAGCCGAGCAGCGCCGCATCCGGGTAACGAACCTTGGTCGGATCGTTAAGCGGATAGCGGCCCTTGTCGATGACATCCTGCATCGTGTACGGCATGGGCGTTTAGTCCAGGTCCAGAGACTTTTCAGCGTCGCCGACAACCGGAGCGGCGTCAGCCTTGGCAGCCTTACCCTTGGTCGGCGCTGCGGCCTTCGCGGCGGGGGCTTCCAGGGTCTTGAGGAACTCGATGCCGGCCTCGGTCAACGACAGGATGCCGTCATGCTTGCCGACGGTCGCGATCTCGGTGTTCGCGTGGTTGATGCGGGCGATAAACGAGCCGGCGACCAGTTGAACGCCAGGGATGGCGGCCAGGGATTCGATGGTGTGGGACATATTGTTCTCCGTAAGGAAACCCACACCCGTGAGGGTGTGGGTTGTTGCACTAGCGACTTACTTGACGACCGCGAAGGTCAGGGTGTCGGGCTTCACAACTTCGTAGCCGTAGACGTTCAGACCACGAACCAGCGAACCGAAGTCGTTCTGGTTCGGCAGGGTCTCCATCTTGGTCATCTGGCTGGCGAAGGTGATCGCCGACTTGTGACCTGCGACCAGCACGCGGCGGGCCGGAGCGCCTGCCACTGCGGTCACGCCACCTTCGGAGCCATCACCCGACTTGAAATCGAATGCGGCGGCGGCGCGCGGCAGGTTGTTGGTCACGTAGACGGTGAAGCGGTCGATACCGCCGATCTTGCCGTTGCGAACCGGGGAGCTGGCGTCGCCGGTGTACTGGGCTTGAGCCAGGTTCGACTGCATGAGCAGTTGGCGGGTCAGCGGGTCCAGCAGCAGCCAACGATCGCTTTCCGGGGCGTTCTGCTCGTCCAGCACGGCGGCCAGGCGCAGGATCACGTCCAGGACGTTGCTGGCGGTCAGGGTGACCGGGGCGGCGTCGGTGCCGAGGTCGATGCCACCGGAGTTCACACCCGCGGTCGCGCCCTTGTTAGCGGCGGCGGCCTTCGAGAAGGTGTTGTAGACCACGGTGCTGTCGATGGCGACCTTCATCTTGCTGGCGGCATCGTCCGAGAACGTGTCGATCAGCTTGATGTCCGACTGGTAGGCCAGAACATCGGACACCTTGAACGCAAAGGACTTGCCCTTGTCGATGTTCAGGGTGATGGTGCTCGGGGTCGGAACCTGATAGCTCAGGGTGCCGCCGACGGTGTAGTTGCTGATGGTGAGATCAGGAACATTGTTGATGGTGACCTTGTCACCCATGTTCTTGATCTCGCCTTCCCAGTCGGTGTTGGCGATTTCGCCGAACACGGTCGCCTTGTAGAACTTGGCGTTCAGCTTGCTCGACCACAGGGTCGGGATAAACGAGCCCGAGTAAGTCGGGTTGGTGACGAAATCACCAGTAGTGGGATACGGCATGAGAATTTCTCCTAATGGTTACGTGTAAGCACGAATTAACCGCTTTAGCTCATGCGAATCCGGCCTTCGACAAGCGCCTGGTCGATGGCTGCAGAACGCTGGGCGTACTCCGCTTCGCTCATGCGAGCAATGAAGCGGGGGTCACCCATTTGCTCCACATCCTTCATCGTGAAGACCGGGGCGGTGTCGGGGGCAGGACCGCTTGCGCGGGCTGCGGGGGGTGATACTTGTTTTTGGAGATCAGGCTTCTTGCCTGCCGGCTTCTCGGGGGCTTGCTGCGACTTCCACAGCTTCGCCAACTCGACGACCGGCTCGGGGTTGAACTGCGCGACCGCTTCTTCGGCCAGGGCGCGGTAGGTGTGCAGCGAGCCCGGCGCGCGCGTATCGAGCCATGCAACCCATGCAGGGTTGGTGTTGATCGCGTCCCAATCGGGTACGAAGTGCAGGACTGCACCCCAAAACTCGTTGGTCTTCGATTCCACAACCTGCTGAGACACATCGCCGACATGGCTGCCGACCTTCGCCAGCTCCTCCCGGAACTTGGCTTCCAAACGACGCGCGGCATTGGTTGCGGCTTCCGCTGCGATGCGGTTCACCATTGCGACCAAATCTGCGCCGAACTCCTCAACGTCCTTCTGAGACGATTGCTGCGGCTGCTCCGGTTCGGTTTTCACCTTCTCGCGCAGCGCCTGGAGGTCTGCCTGCATTTGCGCGATCACACGCTCCGATTCCTGGACCTGACGGGTCAGGCGGGGAACCTCGGCGTTGAACTTGCCTTGCAGGGCCTCATAGCGACGGCGGTAGATGTCTTCCGCTTCGGGTTGGGCCGGGGTCTCGTCCGGTTGATGTACGACTGCCGCAGGCTGCTCCACGGGGACGTCAGCGGGCGTTTCCGGTTCAGTATTCGCGGCGGGCGCGGACGTATCCACGGCCGGAGCTGCCGGTTGCGCGAGTTGCTGTTCGATCGCGGTAGCGCGATCAACTTCTGCTTGGATTGCCTTCGGTAGTGCCATCGTTTTCTCCTCGTGCCGACTACATACCCATTGCCGTCCGGTGTTCGTCAGGGTTACGGTCTACAGCCGTGCTACGCACGGAAGTGCCGACTACCCCTTCGGAGCCTTCGAGCCCGCTGGGTTGATACGGTCTACGCAAACGTGCGCTCATCGCGCACCCTCACCTCGGATTCGGGCTAGGACGTCGCCCGAAACCTCGATCTTTTTCGTCAAGTCACGGAGGAAGCGCGCGGCCCCTTGGGCGTTGCGAAGCTCCACTTCGGACTCGGCGGAAACGAGACGGTCGCCAAGCAAGAGCTGCTGCGCGACAAGCCAGTCACGGAAGCCTTGAAGCTCCGGGGCCGTCTTAATCAGCAGTAGCGCTTGTTGCACCGCAATATCGTTCATAGGTGTCTTATATGCTTACCTGTAAGCGTGTGTCAAGCGCTTTTTTCGCGCTGCGTATACAAGGGCCAACAATTCTTCGTCGCTGGGGTTCAAAACGCCGCGCGGGCGCGCTACTGCTGACGCCGAATATGTGTCGTACGTGCGGAACGTCGGGCACGCGTACCCTGCTGGCCGGACATCCTGGCGGAGCATTTTCGTCGCCGCGGCGAGGCGGGAAACAGCTCGGGCATTCGCCGTTGGTGCGATGCAACATACACGGCTCGCCGTCGGCTTCGTCTTGAATGCCGGTCGGGCGCCGCCGGCGCACACAGCGGCCCCGCTGACAACGCGCACATACCCTGCCGCGAAGACAGTAGCCGTCGCCCCCGCCGATGCCGGTAGCCGGCCCCCCGCGGTGTGCGCGACGCGCGCGTTAATCCGCAGCCTCGGCTCGGCGTCACGGATCGGGGTAAACCGAACGCCGCCGTTGAGCGGCTGGACAACAGGCCGGACCTCACCTTCCACACCCCGCCATGACGACGGGTGGAAGCTGGAGCTGTGGAACGAACTAGGGTGAAACACCCGCGCCCCGCCAGCGGTCGCCTTCGCTACCGTCCCCGAACACCGCTGCGCCGTTCATGCGCTTGGTGTCTGCGTGGATCGGGTCCGTCGCCGCCGCAGCCAGGACCGCCGCCGCCACTTGCGAGGCCGTCGGCAGATCGCCTACGTCCCCCGTGATGACGTTCCCGCCCGTCACCGTGATCGTCTTCGCGACGACGTGCGGCGGGGTCAGGAACACCGTGCCGCCAGTGACATCCACGAGGTCCGTCGGGTCTTCCGTAACCGAGTCCCAGGCGTACCCGCCCGTGATCTTGAGCGGCGTAGCCGGGCTGGTGGTGTTCTTCCAGCGCAGATTCGAGTAGACGTAGTTGGCCTGGTCGATGGCGCGGATGTAGTCGATGTCCGTCGCGATGCCGGCCGCGCTGAACGCGTACCAGACCCAGGCCGCATAGAGCTGGCCGAGATTCACCGTGCCCGCGTTGATGTTGATGTTCATCGTGTCCACGGTCGCGTCCGTGAACGTCACACCCGTGACCGTGCTGCCGTCGATGGCGTTGGCGTTGTAGACCGCGTCCGTCGTCTGGCTCACCAGATAGGTCACGTCCTTGTTGCCTGCTGCAGTGCCACAGGTGCCGATGCTGGCTTCGATGAAGTTGCGCGCATCCGCGCCATCCACATACGCCACGCGGAGGCGGATCGCGCGGTCGCCCACCGGCGCCACGCTGTCCTGCCAGCTCACCGTGCTAGTGGCCGCGATGTCGTTGAACAGCTCCAGGTCGTTGCTGGTGTCGTAAATCTGGACCCGCGAGCCAGGGAGCACGCCCGCGATGCTGACCGACTGGAACAGGGCCGCGACGTTCTGGTGCGCGCCACCCGCGGCGTCCGTGAGGACGAAGTTGTAGAGGTCGCCCGAAGCGACATTATCCAGCCACACGCCCGGGGCCAGCGACCAGACGCCGCCCGAGTACACACCGAACGGCGCGGTCTTGATCGGGGCGAAGCTGGGGTGCGCTGCCTGGTATCGCTCGCCCGGCACACCGTTCAGCGACACGCTGGAACCGCCGCGGGTCAGGTACTGCATGCGCTGGTACACCTGGGCCAGCGGGCGACCGTTGCAGTCGATGCGGGCGTGATACGTCTGCGCGCCGGCGCCGTCGCTGAAATCGAGCGCGTACGAGCCGAAGCTGACGCCGATGTCGTTCCAGCCGGCCACCGTCGCCTCGGTGTCGTCGATGGCAGGATCAGGGAGGCTCGCCAGCGGCATGACGTTGCGGCCCCCGGAGGACATATCCACCTCGTAGTGGTCGTAGGTGTAGCCGAACTTGCGGGCGTACCCGGTGACCAGGCCGCTGCTGACGGGCACGCCCGCTGCTGCCGCCTTCACGAGAATGTCGATGTGGCCGCTACCCCAAAACGACGTGAGCTTGGTCGCGCCTTGGTAGAGGTAGACGTCGGGGTTGCCGCTCAGTGCGCCGACCGAATAGACGTTGCTCCAGAGCGTGCCGTCCTGGAATTCAATCGAGCCGCCCTTGAGGTACTGCAAGTGCGCGTCGGTGATGCTGCCCGTGTTGATGAGGCTGAACACCGTCGGCGTCGTGCCGTCCATGAGCAGAGTGTCATCGACCGTCGCGCTGTCGTCCGTGTAGTCACGGTAGTAGCTGTAGAGGCTCTGCACCGTGTAGCGGTCGCTGCCCGAAACGTGCGTAATCGCGCCCGTGCCGGCGTTGAACGTCCAGTCCGTCGCCACTCCAGCCGGGTAGCTGGCGGCGCGGGCGATGTCCGCGATCTGCAGGCCGGCGAGCGACTGGCTCAGGCCCTGCACGGCGTCGATGTTCGCGCCCAGGCGCAGCGGCTTGAAGAACGGTGCGGTCGAGCCCTTGCGCACGTACAGGTAGACCGGCGTGTTGGTGCTCAACGACTCGGTGTAGCTGATCGAGGTCGCACCCGCCAGCACCGCGTTGTACAGCTCGGCGCCATCGGACTGCTTGGCGATCTTGATGCGCGAACCGTCCACGATGTCGGAGACCTGGACCGGCTGAGACTGCGGCGTCAGGCCGTAGCCGTGGTCAAATTCGTACGGGCCGATGTCGATCTTGCCCGGGTCGACGGGGTAGTAGTTCGGCACCTCGTTTTCGCCCGCGTCGTACGGCAGACGCCCGAAGTAGTCCGTACCCTTGTCGACCTGCGGTGACGAGATCGCAGCCGGGCGGAAGTCGCTCTTGTACGGCTCCACCGCATTCCAGGAAACGAAGGCGGCGGTGGTCAGCGCCACCGAGTTGCTGCCCCAAATCGTGTCCGTGGACAGGCCGGCGTTGTTCGCCATGCCCTCCTGCCCCGTCAGCGCCGGCCAGTTACCGCTGACGTTGCCGATGCTGATGTTGTTGTAGTAGTAGCCGCGCGTCTGCGTCAGGTTCGACCCGAAGCCGAAGGTATTGCCCGCCGAGATGTTGTTCGCGATCAAGCTGCCGTTGGCGTTCGAGTAGATGTAGACGCCGCGGCTAAAGCCAGAGGTGACACAGTTCACGACCTCCGCCAACTGGCAGTCGAACGAAATACCGTTGCCGCCGTCGCCATACACGTCTTTGTAGACGAACATGTTGTGCGCTTTGGCACCGGCCTTGTTGCTGTAGATGCCCTGGATGCCGCTGTGGCCGACGACATGGACCACGAAGCCGTCGGTCTTCGTGCGGTACGCGCCGAAAGTTAGCGCGTTGCCGCCGAAGGCGGGCACGGTAAAAGCGTAGCCCTGGTCGTTGCGGAAGTTATGGAACCCCGCCGAACGCACGCCGTTGACGCGCGTCGTCACGATGAGTTCCGCTGCCGGCACGTTGAGCGTCAGGCCACCCGATTTGATGTCGTCCCAGGCCATGCCGATCTCGCAGACCTCGGTGTCGAACTGGGAGGCGCTGGCGCGGCCCGTGTTCCATGCCGTCAGCGAGTCGAAAATACGGTCGCCCCAGCGGCTCGTGTCCGTCAGGCCGAGGTAGTAGGCGGACTTCATGACCAGCCCTGCCCCGCTG